TTATCTAAACATGCCGCTAAACGTAGAAGAAGAAAATTAAGAGGAAAGTAAATGGCAGAAACAGAAAAGATGACTGACAAGCAAGTCGATGCTACTTTTGGTGATTTAGACCAACCTGAATCTGATCCGTCAGAGATAGAGGTTGCGATACCGGAGAATACACCGGCTACTGAAGAAGTCGTTGAAGATAAAGTTGAGCAGGATGAGGTTACGACCGAAACGCCTGAAGTGTCTGAGGAAGTTGATACGTCAACAGCAACGGAGGCTACGCAGGAGGAATCTACACCAGCGGAAACTACTACTGAAGAAACAACTGAGGTAAAGGTTGAAGTTGATATTAAACCTGAATGGCAGGATATGGAGAAGGAGGCGTTGATACAACTCCTTGCTGAGACTGAACAAAAGAGACGTGGTTTTCAGTCTGAATCCGTTAAGTCTGCCGATTCCCTTAAGATGCTCAATACGATTGAAGCATCTACAGGGCTTCCGGTTAATGACATGCTCTCACTCTTTACCGATCTTAACAAGCCTGAATTTCAGCAATATTTACAGTCTTGGTATAGCGGTGACCCACAGGATTTGACTACTAAAACGGTGTCAACTACTGAGAAATCCGCTCAAAGCTTTATGCCTGAAGGTAAAGATTACGACCTGACCGATGCCTTAGACCCAACGTCTGAGAGTGGTCAGGCTTATCTTAAGTATAGTTCATGGTATAATGACCAACAGAGACTTATTGCCGATAACAGGGTTGTTCAGCAGAATATACAGGTAAGTCAGAGAGAAGCGAAACAGTATATACTTGGTCAAGGTCAAGATATTTCTGAGTTTGATAAGTATGCTGATAAGTTCAACTCGCCCCTTGCTGTTGCCAAGCTTATTCATGCTGAGATGGTTCGAGAACAGAATCAGGCAAAGATTAAGAATAAGAAGGCTGATGATGTTCTGACTAAGGTTAGAACCAATAAGGCTAAGATCAGTGGTGTAAATACCGTAACCGGTGTAGAGACTCAAGAAGTAGGTGAACGACCTCCTGTGATAAAGGAATTGAATGATGTATTTGGTGACTATTAAACGGAGGAATTAATCATGGCTCTAGGTTCAAGAGCCACTACAAATACAGCGGGTACGATACCCTTACAGACTCGGAGAAAGTTTGATCGCTCTGATCTAATCGTTTTTAAGGAAGTTAATCATGCCCCTATGCTTACCAAGGTATTACGTAGTGGTAACAAACGCGTTACAACTGACCCGAAGTATTACGTCTTCGAAGACGACTATGAAAAGTTCGAATTCGAATTGACCGGTGCGGTTGCAGCTGGTACAAGCCTTACGCTTGCTACCGACACGACCTACATATTTATCACATCCTTACAGGATTTTCTTAAAGCTGGCGATGCACTTCACATCTCTGCTGGTGATCCTAATCAGTCTAATGCTGCCGGAACTGTGGCTGCTGCTGGTGAGGATGTAATCATTGAAGAAACAATCGGAATTAACGCTGCGAGAGTAACCCGGTTCGGTGGATCAGGGGGACAGTCTTACGGCTGTACAAATGCTGCCGCTGGGAATACTATCAAGGCATCTCTTATAGGCCCGCCTACTCATGAAGGTTCAACCTCACCATCCGCACTTTCCGGTGCATTGACTGAGGATTTTAACTATACTGAGATTAATCGGCTGCCGTGGGAGAACACCGGTAGTAACATTGCTACCGAGTTTTATGCTGGCCCGGATGAACAACGTGAGGCACGTTTGAAACGTAAGACCTTCATGCGTAACCTTGAACGTTCATGGTGGCATCAGCATCGTAACATCCGCAGAGTTTCCGGTAAACCTAAACGTCATCGTGGTGGATGGTTCGAGTTTATCGCTGATACGGCTGCTTCCGGCACCCGTATCGCGGTTTACGATTCAACCAAGGAGCTTATTAGTGGTGACGGTACTCAGCGCATGATCAACTTTGGGACATCATGGAGCGTTGACGACTTTAACAATGCGATGGAAAAAGCGTTTCAGTATGGCGGTCAGACTAAGACTGGCTATTCTGGCCCTGGTTTTATCACACGGTTCGAGAACGTTATGCGTCCTTATATTCGTATGCAATGGACTACCGACAAGTTCGGTCAGAAAGTTGCCACTTACCAGTGCACTCACGGAATGGTGAATTTCATCATTGAACCTGAGTGGTATAATGAGTATACCAATGATCTCGTCATAATTGATGAGGAATATTCGTGGTATCGTTATATGGGTAAATGTGTGGTCTGTAAGTCAAGTTCACGAGATATTCATGTTCATACCAACATCCAGGCTAAGGATGTTGATGGAGTGAAGAACGAATTGTTCGCCGATATTGGGCCAGACCAGAAGCATCGGAATGCCCATACTTGGCTGACAGCGCAGGTATAGGAGGATTGACCAATGACGAGTATGATTAACGATCTAAATACAATGAGTCCGTCCGCTTTCAAACATAAGTTAGGGAGACTCGTTACAGCTAACCAGGCATTTCCAGCCTATACCCGTGGTAATACGTACTTTGTTGATCCTGAATTTGGGAAAGATTCATATTCCGGCACAGATATTAAGTATGCTTTCCAGACAATTCAGAAAGCAGTTGATAAATGTTCCGGTGAATCGGATGATTACATTTATCTCCTTCCCTCTGATGGTGTGGATTACGATGATGATACTGTGGGTACAAGTTTAGCCAATGCTTATGTTTACATTAACAAGTCAAACGTGCATTTGATCGGACTTAATCCGCCTCACATGCAATCGGTTATTATCAAACCTGGTGCGGCCGCTACTGCCGGCATTATAGCATTAGGAACTGGTGCCGACCGTTGTGAGATAGCTGGTATTACGTTTGATCTTACCACCGCTGCTAATGAATGTATCGATGTTCCGAGTGGTGGAGCAAACGGAGTATGGGTGCATGATTGTCACTTTATCGGAACCGGAGATACTAATGATACCGGTATCAATACGGCAAATGCTGCTAATTCGTCATATTGGATTATTGAGGATTGTGTTTTTTATAATCTGGTAATCGGTGCAGTTAAGGGCTATTTTAACAGAGGTGTTATTAGAAATAACAGAATAGTTAAAACTGTTACCGGTGCTCTTACAGACGGTATTAGTCTACTTGATAACACCACAACTGCTGATTCCGATGGATGTCTCGTTGAGAATAATATAGTTGGCGGTGGGATTGTCGGCACTACGCCATTAGCAACCGGAATTAAGGTAGCCTCTGCATGTTATGGTGTCATTATTTCCAATAACTACATAGGGGGCTGCACTGATAACTTGAGTATGACCGAGAACACTGCGGCTGCACATGCATTTCACAATTACACTTATGATCAGGGTCAAGGTAATGTTGCCTACACCACTCTTGATGATAAACTACCGCAATAATGGAGGTATAATATAATGGGAAAAGCAATAGCGGGCAATCCAGATTGGATCAGCAACTCGACCATGATCATGGAACGTGTTGTTGCTGCCGTGTCAAGCGGCGTTGCCGAAGTTCAGAAAATTAACAGCGGGGGAAGTGCCACACAGCTTGAGTATATCGAGAACATTGAATCTGTTTTCGGCACTCTCGTTCCTGCATCCGGGACAAGTTCATCTGCCCAAGGCGCCGATCCTGCATGGAGTAAGATTGGCAGTGATGGAAGTTCTGCACAGATAACATGGAATGGTGCTACGAGTGTAACAGCTCATCTCATGGTTTTTGGCACATAGATGCGATATTGTTTAGTAACATCAAGGCGGTGGAAGGAACTGTTTTTCCCTGGGGGGTTGACTCAGACCCTTCCATCCGGCTTATGGCAATGGCTTGGTGCTTTTGGTGGAACCGAGAAGGATTTACTTATCCCACGTTGTGAAGCCGATATGGAGGAATATGATATTGTTCATATTAATGTTCCAAGGGCAAATATCCCGTTTATCAGGCAGATCGCTGAGTGCAAACCTAAGCATACTAAACTCGTTGTAAATGTAGATTATTCGATTGAGATGTGGCAGAACGGCTACGAGCACATTACCGTCTTATTGCGAGAATTGGATAAGGCTGACTTGATCTTCTCGGTTGAGTCAACTATGGCTGATATCATCAGTCATTACCTGAAGCGTCCAGTTCCCGTGATACCACATCCAACGAATATTGAGCAAGTTCAGGGCCATGCAAGGGAACGGCGCAATCCTAAACCGGTTATCGCCGTTATCGGGCATCGCTATGATAAGAATTTTACTCTACCATACTTTACCTTCCATGACATCGATTGTCTGTCGATCTTATTCGGCTATACCAAGATCGATGCCAAGGGAATCGGGTTTTACTACGATATAGTCAATGAGAACTTGCCGATTGAGAAGTATTTCAATCTGCTTGCAGGTTGTGACATCGCTATCGAGACAGCTCTTACGAGAAGCTATGGACGCAGCGTGGTGGAGTGCGCCATATTGGGTATTCCCGTTATCGGTGGCCCTAACGTGGAAGCTATGAGAACTATGTTTCCCGACACCTGTGAAAGGATCGCTGAAACACGTGTAATTCACGACTTGATAATGACATTAATGCAAGATCACGAATACTGTGATTATACGGTGAAGCGAGCACAGAGTAAGATCGATAACTATTCACACGAAACTTGTAAGAATATGATGCTCGAGGCTTTAGGATATGAAGTGGAATGTAAACAGGCAGTTGGTTTCTAAGATAGACCAGAGGCATACCAAGTCTTATATACGTGATGACGGCAGGTTTGGCTTTCGTGTTAATTGCTATCTCACGTTTAAGTGTAGTCTTGATTGCCATTACTGCACGAATAAGTATCTGGACGGCGTGACTCCATGTTCTGATGAGATGGATCTAACCGGATGGATGAAAGCCATCGAAGGGTTCCAACTTCCGATTATGCATGTCTACATTACAGGCGGAGAACCTACTCTACATCCCGACTTTAGCGATATAGTTAATTCTCTCTTAGGGCGCGGATACAGTATCACGCTCATGTCGAACCTTACCAATGGCAAGATGGGTGAGTTAATCAAAGATGGCGCCAAGGAGAACAGCACGTTACCATCTGGTAAGCAGCGGTTCCGAATCCTGGCAACAAGGCATGTTGGATACTCATCGACTATGTTTAAAGATAGGCTTGAGGAATTGCGCGATTACCCGATCTATCCATTAGAATTTGAGGAGGAGCAATTACTCGATGTAAGTCATTCACTATCGGTTATGGATAAGGATAAGTGCCTCAATGAGGTTAAGTTCTGTATTGGCCCTGATGGGAAGTTCTTTACGAGTAAGCGTGATCTGCTTGAGAACTATGCGGGGCCGTCATGATAACTCTATGCCCAGTTTATGTTGAACCTTCAGTGGAAAACGAGGGCAATGAAGTTGTGAGGAACTCCCGCAATTTTGATTATAGCAAGATGCTGGATTGCTTATCGGAGAGTCTCAGATGGCATAGTGACTATGTTGAGTTTCTTGTTCTGACCGATGGTAATACCAATGTTTACGGTCATGACTCGTTTAGAGTAAGTTTGGATAATATGACCGTTATGGAATCCTTTGTTCATTTACAGACTTTAGCCGTTAAGGAAAGACTTAGCGAGGGCAAGATGATCCTTACAGGTTGCGATCACATTGTCTGTGGTGATTTAAGCAATCTCTTTAACGGCATCGACTTTGATGTAGCTATCGGGGTGAGGAAGAATCAAGGCAAGGTTAATGACTCTCTCGTTGTGGTTAATGACGGCAGACCGGATAAAGCTAACGATTTCTTTAAGCGTAGACTTGACCATTATAACGAAATGCGCCAAGATGAGCGAGTTTGGTGGGGTAGTCAGGATAGCTATGATAAGGTGATCAGGTCGTTCAAGGAAAGTGACTTATGGGAATCTAAGGTCTACGATATGGACGGTATCAAGGTTTATATCTATGAATATGGAGGTGGGTGGATTAACAACTTCAAGTATAAGGTAAATGGGTCGAGTGAGTTCATGGATGAGTTTATGAATAACCTTCCTCTGATCTTTGACCTTAAAGGCAATGCTAAGGCTGATCATAGTTACTGGTATAAACTCTTTAAACGGAGGTTCGGTGAAGATCGCAATAATTGACAGAATTAAAACGTTCAGTCCGATATTTGCTGAACACTGGAAGAAGAAACATGAGGTGACTACCTCATCTACTTATGTGAGCGTTTCTGCCACATCGGATTATTATGATATAGTTTACTTCGATTGGGCTGATGGGAATTGCGTAGAATACTTTACCAATCTTAACGGCAAGAAGCGACCAAAGGTGATAGTTCGGATCAGGCGTTACGAAGCGTTTGATACCGGCAAGATGACGAAGATCGATTGGGACAAGGTTGATGAGATCGTATTTAATACTGAGTTTCTTAGGAATATGTGTCATGCCTGGTATAAAGTTGATAAGTTCAAGGATGCTCACATTATTCCTAATGGCGTTGACGTGTCTAAGTGGAACTTCAGAGAACGAACCGGTGGCAACAAGATAGCGATGCTTGCTTACTGGAAAGAGCGTAAGAACATTTCTATGGCGATGCAGATATTCGCATTGCTTCCCCCTCACTATGAGTTTCACCTTGCTGGTAGATGGAATGATGCTGTATCTCGTTTTCTGGTGGATGATTCCGCTATGAAACTTGGCATTAAGAACCGGGTTTTCGTTACAGACGGTCTTGTCGACACCGACAGTTACCTTGATGATAAAGATTACCTGCTACAGACCTCGACATCGGAAGGCGTATCGAACATCGTTATTGAGTCGATGGCTAAAGGGATTAAGCCGGCTATCTTTAACAGTCTTGGACAGCAGGGTTTATATCCGAGAGATTGTATGTTCAATCACATTCTTGAGGCTAAGGATATTATAATTGATACTTCTGCTTATCTGTCAGGTTTATATCGTTCCTATGTAGATGAGCGGTATAACCGTAAAGAGATGTTAACTAAGATGGATGCGTTATTATAATGGGTAATTTAACATTTAATTATCAGAAGACTTGCAAGCGGTGCAGAGAAGATAAGTCGTTAAATAGATTTGAATCTTTACCTAGTAATAGATTCAGACTTATTTGTAAGGATTGCTATAATAAACGTAGGAGAGAGTTGCACGGAGGTGTTGAAAGAGATAATGTTAGGAGGCTTAAAAAGCTGAATGGTATTATAAATAAAATAAGTGGTTGTTCTTTATTGTCTATGTATAAACCTGACGATAGTAGCCATTATAGGATTAAATTATCTTATTGTGGGTTTGAGTGGGATCTAAGAAATTCGAGTTTTATACAAGGAAATAGACCTTGGACTAAGTATAAACAACCAGATTATGTAGATGGTAGTTATGTTTATAAGTTTTTAGACTGTAAGAAAAAAGTTTTATATGTTGGTAAAAGCTCTTTTGTAAATGAAAGAATGAGTAAACATTTTTCTCCGTCTGAAATTAAAAAGGGAAAACAATATTGGAAATCAGATGTAGCTCAAGTACTTATTCTTAAATGTGAATCTGAAGCTGATATGCATTTTTTAGAGTCATATTTAATTAATAAAATAAAACCTAAGCATAATATGGGATCTATTGCTAAAGATCAGTTATCTTTTAATATAGAAATTCCAGAATTTAAGGATATGTGGGTTGAGGCAGTTTATGGCAATGTTGACAAAACACTTTAATAGATCAGAGTTTGCATGTAAATGTGGTTGTGGATTTGATACAGTGGATTACTTACTTCTGCTTGTGTTAGAGGACTTAAGAGATGTTTTTGGAGCAATTATCATAAACAGTGGGTATAGGTGCAAGTTATACAACCGTGCGATCGGTGGAGGAATGTTTAGTCAGCACAAGAAAGGTAGAGCAGCTGATGTGGTTGTCAATGTTACGCCGGCACAGGCCATTCAAGATTATCTAAAAGAGAAGTACCCTGATCGATTCGGAATAGGATGCTATGATGGCTTTACCCATATTGATGTTAGAAACAGAAAGGCGCGTTGGTAATGACAGTTCTTGAGATGACATTGTTACTTGGTGATTTGATGAACGATAGCACTGTTGCCGGAACAGGCGAAGGTAACGAATGGACTGCGGCCACTAAGGTGAGGTTCCTCAATAGATCACAAGAACGATTCTGTGCATTGGTGGTTAATGATGCCTTGAGTGAACTTCAGACTATCAAGAGTGTTTCTGCTATGACGAGTAGTGGGTTTGCCTTCTCAGGCTTATCTGCCGGTAATAATTATTTCAGATATGTCAATGCTAAGAATACCACTGACAATGTGTTCTTCACTAAGATAGAATCAGGTCAGGTAGGTCAGATTGACAATAGCCTTGCAACCGGCGAGGACGATGACCCGCTCTGTTATATCTTTAAGGACACATTCTTTCCCATCTTTACAAGTGGGAACAGAGATGTAGACATCTGGTATATCCGGCGACCTAAGACTCTCGTTGTAAGTGGTGCTTCAGGTGGGGAAGCTGCAACCTGTGAGATTAATGATATGTTTCATTGGCACATAGTCGCACTGGCTGAGGCTTGGATGAAGTCTGCTACGAAGGAGTTTGAGAACGCATCGGCTCTTATCAAGACAGCGTTTGATGAGATTGCATTGATTAATCAGAATTATAAGGTGTTGGAGAGTAGTGATGAATAGACTTGAAGCAAGAGAATACGTTGAGATGATGACTGGTCAGATTGGCACTGCCAAGACTGATGGTCGCAAGACTCTGCGTAAGGGATTTCTGAATAAGATAATTAACGAGATTCAATTGGATTACTTTCGCACTACCCATTCACTTGAGGCGTTTAGTCATACGGTTATATCGGACAATCAGTTTGAATATACCTTGCCTACGAATATCCTCAAGGATGGAATACAGCGGGTCACGGTTGATGATGCAGTATATACTCATAGGCAGTTCCCAAATACCGTTGATGGTTGGGAACATAGCAACTCAGAAGATCAGGTGCAGACATCATGAGTTTAATTAGAACAGTCCATAATATCGGGATGTGCAACGCAGGAGTCCATGTTAGGAGAGATGACTGCATTGGTTTATATCCAAGACAGCCTATAGCGGATTCTAAGATAACCGCTATGTGCTACTGGTATTGCCCGGTATGTGAAAAAGAGTTTATTAAGAAGGGTGTGGATGACCTCACCAATGAGGAATTGAACCTGTTCGAGGAATTACTTGCAGACACCGATAGTTATATGCCTCCTTCTGGAGGTATTATAGTTCCCGATAAACACTACAGTTATAGTTAAGGAGATAGATAATGGGATGGAGAACAGATAAAGCACTGACCGTTGCACAACTCAGCAACAATATGTCGGATAGTCTTGTGCCGGATACAACTTACTGGCAAGCTTATGCTTATCAGCAGATTAAGAATATCCTCACTGGCATGGATAACCGGATACCTATAAGCGATGACTTTACTGACATCCCTACGGCTATTGCCGATTCGGACGTTACAACCTTTGGTGGTCTTCTTCTTACAGGAGCAACTGACCTGGGCGATACTCCTGCCGATATTCCGAGTGACATGGCCTTCTCAGGTGTTGGTGCAATAACTGAGATTTCAAGTGATAACGATAAGAGGATATTCCAACAAAAAGCGTCTACCTCTCCTGATAGAGTTTCATTTCAGAATATGGCCTTTGATGGCAATAGTACCGAAGCGTCTGGAGCCATTGTGCAACATGCTCATGCTATCGATATGTATCAATCAGGACAGACTTCGACTAATAACATTATTGGCCCGAACATCTGGATAAAGGATGTTGGTGGCGATGGTGTTTACCTTCGAGAGTCGGATAAGAACATTGTCCACGCCCTAAATATAGATGTTAACAACCAGGCAATAGGAGCTAATCTTAGAGGTCGCAATGGAATTGCCGTGACTGATGGCGACTCGCTTATCATTGCTAATTGTTATATAAGGAGAGCTGGTAATGCCGGAATAGATTTAGAACCTAATGCAACTGAGGATATAAGTAGAGTTGTCATTAGTAACTGTGTTATAGAGGATAGCCTCTATGGAATAGCAATTCCTGGCGGGGCTGGAGCATCCCCTCCTATAAGTTATGTTTCTATAAGTAACTGCGTTATTAAAGTAGGGGATAAATCTGCTACAGGTTTTAACACCACTACCATTGGTATAATTATTCAAGCTGCTGAGACGGTTTGCATGAGTAACATCTGGGTTGTTGGACAATCTGACCAAACTAAAAGTGGAACCGGTATATTTATTGATAATGCTGATAGGGTTTATTTAAACAATGTTAACGTCACAAGGTGTGATAGAGGGCTTCAAATATTTTCTGATAATGGAACTAATGATTATATCTCGATAATTGGTGGAGAGTTTTCAGAGAATCAAAAACATGGACTCTCATTAAATGGAAGTTCTGGCAATCATATTGGGAATCTTATTGTAAAAGGTGTTCAAATCTTTAATAATGATAACGGTGATACTGGATTTGATGGTATTCGTGTTGATTATTGTGATAATCTTATAGTTGATGGCTGTTTAGCTTTTGACGATCAAGGATCACAAACTCAAGATCGAGGAATAACTGTTCAGAATAGTGGCAACGTGGTTATTTCAAATAATATTTGTTACGGCAATACGGTTTCTCAAATACAATTAAATTCCAATACGACCAATGAGTACGGTCACAATATTGGTGCTATAAGCATAACATAGGAGATAATATGCAAAACCATAGTGCGTTTGCTGCTTCAAATGAAACCTTAACGGCTACATCAGATGGTGTTGCCGCTTCGATATTACTTAGAACAACTTATATAGTGACTAACGATGACAACGATTTAGATAATATCACCTTAGCTAATGGCGTTATCGGAGATGAGAAGGTGTTCGCACTCAAGACTATCAATGCCGGTGATTCCGTGAAGATAACCCCTGCTTCAGCAAGTGGGTTTACGCAGATTACCTTTGCTGATTCCGAAGTTGGGGACGGTTGTATTATGAGTTTTGATGGAACTTCCTGGCATATAGTGGCTAATAATGGAGGCACGATAGCATAATGGCTACTAAGGTAAAAATACGAGACATGCAACTTAGGACTGCTCCGTCCTTTACCATAGCGGATTGGGTTACGATCGGAATCGAGATGATACCGCAGGATGGTGCTGAGAGTCCCCAGGGAGCAAAGTTCAAGGAGCAGGACGAGGATAACGTAACTTCGTCATCTTATGGAGATAGCGACTAATGCCTAATGATCAATTATTCTACTACGTTAGAGGTAATCTGCTCGGGATTGTTCCAACGCCCACTGAGAGCACGGCTTCTAAGGCAACGGGGACAGTCACAGTATCGAGTTCCACTTGCACAGACTCTTCAGCAGGCTTTGGCACTAATACGCTTATACAGGACTTAGTGGAGGTTAATGGAACGCTTCACATCATAGTCAGTAATACGGCGACTACGTTCACCGTGGATGGAACGCCTACCGCCGGCACTTATACTATCTATAAGAAAGGTTTGGAGATATGGTATCTCAAACTTCCGAGTAACCTTACCTCTGATTCTGACAGCCTTGCCGGTAACGAGATCGATCACTGGACTATGGTCTATGGTGTGATCTCAAGAGTGCTCGCCATGAACGGTCAACTTAATGAGTCTGAGTATTACAGGCGCCTCTATGAGGATGGCAAGGAGAAGCGTAGGGTCGAGAAGGTGCGAGAAGCAGGGCCGTTGCATATACAACCTTGGAATATAAGGAGTGATCTGAAATGAGCGATAAATCTAATTTATGGAAACAACCAAAGATGTGTGGTGCTGGTGTTCCAGAGGGCAGTTACAGCGTTAAAGGAAGATTAGCCTGTTGGGAGGATTGTTGTAAGGCTTATTGTAGTAGTTGTTCTTTCTATATCAAGGATGATGTTTTAGTTGATGAGAAATTACTTTCAAGAGATTGGAATACGCCAGAAGAAGATAAAGCATGGAAACACTTATAAGGAGTGATCTGGTATGAAGTCAGAGAAACAGATAAAAGATTTTTTGAAGAAATGCTCTGACACTCCAAGAAGTTCCAATGGAATGTTGGCTGATAATTGTCCTATAGATGGGGAGCTTGGCTGTTGTGCTGAATGTTCATTCCCAAGTGGGCTTGAATGGGTATTAAAGTCTCAGTCATCTAAAATGAAACTTCCTATAGATGGATGGGAAACAACGGTATCCGATTATTGTGATAGTCACTTGAAGGTGTAAATGAAAATAGCAATTAAGAAATTCGGTGGATTAAACGATAACACGTCAATCACCGATATAGCGGATGTTCAGGCTGAGACTTGCGTTAACTTCGAGATAGCGAAGAAGTTCGGTAAGTTGGTTAAGCGTAACGGATTGACTGATAACTTCACATCCTATCCGTCTAACTGGACTATCGTATCCATGCATAAGATGGAGGTGACTAAGCCGTCTACGCAGACTATCTTCTTTGTCCATGCCACGGTCTCATCGGTGGATAAACTCTTTATCCGCCCTTATCTTGACTGGACAGGATCATGGATTGATGCTTGGCAGGAATTGACTGAAAGTGAGGAGGAACTTGTTGCTGATGGTTCGACAACTGCTACATCCCTGATAGATGCTGCCTTATCAAGTTCCACTAACGATTATTACAACAATTGGGTTGTCTGCAACTGGACCCGTGGCAAGATGGGTTTAGTAGAAGATTATGTTGGTTCTACTAAAGTGCTTACTCTGAAAACTCCTGGTATAGCAAGTCAAGCAAGCGGTGATTCCTATTCAATTTATCGCCATCCACTATTCTTTAACTACCAAAATACTGTGACTGCTGATGCTGGAACATCGGGCACTACCCTTGTTGATGCTGCTAACTCAGGCTATACTGACAAATGCGAAACTGCTGCAAGAGCTGATGATTATTATAATGGATGGTCGTTGTTCTTTCCAGTTGGAGGAGAAGGCTCTACCTCAACGGTGGTTACTGACTTTGAAGCTCAACCTTATTCATGGTGGTCTAAGGTTGTCTACACTCTCACCGCTGATATAGGCATAACTGACGGTGCTGATTTCTTCGGTTTCAAGCGGACACGAACTCTGAACATAGATAGCGTTAGACTGTTTCAGAAATCTAATGAGGCAACAATAACTACCGGATCAAGCAAATCATATCCAACTCAGTTTCCTATGTGGTTTGGATATATTAAGAAATATAGTTACTTTCTCAATTCGGTAACATCAATTGCTGGATACTATTTATACCCATCTGTGCTTGACGCTCCCGATGATGTGATTATAAATAATACAAGCACTCCCGTTGGCGATCTTGGAGAATCCTACGATGCTGTTTTCCAAGTTAGATGTGCCTACCGTTATCATGGGGGTCAGATTGGGCCTTTAACATCGCTTGATAGAGCCTATCAACATGAAGAAGCTATTACTGGTGGGGCATCGGAGGATTTTAGAGTTAATATTCAGGTTGGTCTTGTCAATGCAAGGTCTATGAGATTTAGTCAAATGCTCGATCTTAGAGTGAAGTCTGTGCTTATTTATATTAGAATTATCGAAACAACTGTTGATTATCTCAAAAATCGAGGCATCTTTTACTTTGTTACAGAATTACCAATAAGAGGAGATGCTAATCAAGAAATAACTTGGAGCGGAACTGATGTTTATACGTATAACTACGATCTTACCGCTTCTAAATGGACAAACAAAGGGCCTTCTTACGAAGATCATTCCGGAATGCCTTATGACAGCAGTCTCAGAACTACCCAGATGAACTATCGTCATAGGCTCGACCTTACTACCCGATCTGTGGTTGCCAATATCAATATAGATGCTCAAGAACCAGAGAACCTTGCTTATTCTACTATTACTGGAAATGGTGATTTCTCATTTGATGTTCATCCTCCACTTAACACTGTTCCACTTGCCAAATATGGAGCCACTGATATTAAGGGTTTACGAAATCTACTTGACAGGGTTGTCGTGTTGGACAGGGATGTCATTATTAAATTAGCAATATCGTCTGCCGCTAACTTTTCTTTCAACATAGAGGATGCTATACCAGGCAAGGGCTGTGGTGCTGAGTTGACCGTAGCCGATGTGTCCGGCTTCATCTTCTATTACTCACCCAAAGTTGGTGTCTGCGTATACGATGGTAATAACATCACCGTTATAAGTGATCTGTTTAATTCGTCTATACAGCGGACTCTAAATGCGATTACTACTACGTCTTACCATGAAAATGCTGTAGGATGGTATTATCCACGAATGAGGCAATACTGGCTGCATATTCAATCAGCAACTTCGACTTACCGAACATTTGTTTACCAGATGTTTGAACGATTTAGTATTTATGAAGGTGTGTGGATTGAGTTTTCTTTTCCTAACCAACTTCTAAGTGGATTCGTGGACAGAGTTGGTGATCTCTTTGTTGCTACTTCTACTGAAATATACAAAGCTGATAGCACGGCTACTGATGACGATGGAACGGACATAGTTCCTCAATGGAAGTCTAAGATACTTCAGCCGGTCAATGACAAGATAGCTCATTTTTCCGAGATCATCTCATTTTATAAGTCCAATACAGCTCTGGATATTAACTTCTATTTAGATAGATCATCCACGGCGATATCGTTTAATAATGAGAACTGGCCTGCCAAGACAACGGAGGGGAAGGCTCAGAATAAGTTACCACTCGCTACCGTTGGGAAGTATGGTCAGTTAGAGGTGACACTGGTATCTGGTGTTCAGGCTACCAATACATCGGTGGAAGTTGATGAATTAGATGTTATGTTCTATGAAATGGAGGAACGGCGGTGAGTAAACAGACCTTTCCTGAGACTCTATCTTTACCTGTCCGATTAGTTGGAGACGAATCACAAGAAGAACTTGTGAAGAAACTCACCGCTGACTTTAACTATGTTCTATCTAAGATGAATGAACTAAACTTAAGAGAGACCGACCTTGAAACCGGTTCTGTGGGCGGAACTGAGTCTACTGTTGGGCCACATTCTCATGATGTTACTGAGATAGTGGCTAACACCAAGATATTCAATGCGAACGGCACTACGAGAGTGGATACCGAGGAAACGTTATTTGAGGATATTATCAGGTTCTACGTGAACGGTACTCAGGAAGCTCAGATGGATTTGAACGGATTAACGCTTAAGACAGGTGCGAGTATAAATGAATTTAGCATTGATGGCACGATGGCTGGTGATAGCGATGATGCAGTTCCAACTGAACAGGCGGTAAAAGAATTTGGAGATTTTAATAGACGTTACGCTTTCTTGGTAGGTTGTTGATATGACAATAACTGAGAAACAACTTGGGCAGGCAAGGGAGAATAGCACAAATGCTGTTAGCGTGTATAGTCCTGGTGCATCCACTAATACGATCATTAAAACGATTGTGCTTTGCAACACAAGTGGAGCAAGTGCTACATATAGATTGTTTTGCGATGATAACGGAACTACATATACCGAGGTAACTGCGTTAGCTTGGGATGTTGTGTTACCAGCAGATTCAGTTGTTCAGATAGATGGATTTATAACTATGAATGATGCAACAGGAAACTTTGCATATAGATCAAGTGTGGCTAATGCAATTACAATTACTTTATTTGGAGCAGAAATAACATAATGCCTATTACAATGATACAGCCGGCTACCCAATTAATCGATGAGAATGGAACTCCTTACGGAGTGAAGCACGTAGGTAATAAACCTCGTGTAAGTGCTATGCCATATACATTTGACATTGCAGAAGGTAATGTGCCTAATCATACAGCGGTTAATAAGTTCGGCCAGAACGTCACTGTTGGAGCTACCTTAGAGGATGTATGGGATTATAGTGCTGCCTACGAATATCTTGCTGACGATACTTTTGCTACGATGTATATCAGTTCTGATGATGAGCTTAGCGATGTGGGATTAACATTTAGTGTTACCGGTATAGATAGTGACTATAATTACTCAACTGTTACCGGCACGTTACACGCTGTTGACGCTCGAACAATGGTAGCAATAACCTCCGGTGCTGCCGATAATAAATGGTGGAGGATATTTAGAATTATCAACACATCCGGAACACCTGTTTCAGGAAATATATATGTTAGTAAAGACAACACTGATGCTGGGGGAAATGGAATCCCTGATGATACAGATGATATTCAAGCCCAAGCTATAATAGGAAATGATCAAACATTGATGGCCTTATGGTCTTGCCCTGTTGGCAACACTGCTTTCTTGACTCACTTTTTTGCGTCAACATCATCCAATAAGGTTACATCAGTTGAATTATTTGTTAGACCTTTCGGAGGCGTTTTCAATGTTAAAGCTGCTCTGAGCATAAATCAAGGACACATGATTCATCAGTATGATTTTCCAGTTGTTATCTCAGCCAAAAGCGATGTTAAGATAATGGCGAGTGCTGTTGGTGGTGGAGGAATTGTCTCGGCTGGATTTGATTTATGGTTTGAAACTTAAGGATTAGGAGATTGATATGTCAAACGGAATAGGATTTTCAGGAGGAAACTTCGGTAACATGCAAGCACCATCTCAAACGAGTTTGTTTGGGCCAAGAGCCTTCACGCCGTTTGAGAGTCCGAAGAAGATAGGACAGTTATTCGGCAAGGTCGGAGGTGCTGCCGGTGTGTTGACGGCATTAGGATCGTTGCTTGGCTTTGCACGGCAGGGGTTTCCTGAATTCAACTTGCCTGAACAGCAGTTTGGAGCTGGTGAAGCTCGCCAGATAGCGTCAAGGTTTGGCACTCAGCTTAAACAGGCGGGTGCAAGTTCGCTTGAACGAACTGGCCTGGAAACTCCATCGAGATTCCTTGGGGTTCAGGCACGGGCTGGCACTGAGCAAGCCGGATTACTTGCCAATCTACTTAGGCAGGTTGACCAGATGTCTCTGCAACGGTCAATGGCAGAATTTCAGGCTAAGGCATTGAAACAACAGAACAAAACGAATGTGTTATCAGGTATAGCCGATATATCAGGCTTAGTTGGTGCTGGATTATTACTATAGAGGTTAATCATGGCTGACAGATTTGCACCTGGACTTACAGGATTGTTACAGAACATAGCCTTACAGAAGTTGCAAGAGAGGTCGAGAGAGCGTGACCCTATGCGACAGTTGGAGCTGTTACAGTTACAGCAACAAATACAGCAAAAGGCTGAGGCGTTTCCCCTTACAAAGCGGGCACAGCAAGAGAAGATCAAGGCTGACATTGCCGGAGAGAAGAGGAAGAAGAAAGAATTTCCTATATCAATAAGGAAAGCTCGGGCTGGTGCTGAACAAGCTGATATAATTCTCCAACAGCAGGAAATAGAACTTGATAAGACCGCTCGGACTCAGGAAGAAGAAGTTAAAAGATTCCAAGAGAAGGAGCGATTCTTAACCGATGAAAGGATACGGTTAAAGGAAGTGCCGTCTATAATCAAACATCTCTCCACGGACAAGGCAACCGGCAAGACTACATTCCCTGCTATTCCTGAGAATACAAGACAGGCTATGATGAGTCAGATGTTTGAACAGATCAAGACTGAACTTGGACAGGTTAAGGGTGAGGGATTTCTTGGTTTCTTTGGCTTGGACAAAGGCACTGGTGTGATAGAGGAAGAGGATCTTAATGAGATGCTTAATACCGGCAACTTTCCTCCCGGGTTAACGCCGAGAGCAGTTACCCTTATCAATTCTTATAAGCTTATGAGAGATAGGGCTGACATTCCAGCGAGAATGTCTAACGCTCCGACTGAGGTTCAGGAAGTTCTGAAAGGAACTCTATCAGCATTAGCTCTTACAGGTAAGCAACCTCAAGGACTTACCGAGCAAGAGCAGATTAATATTCAAGCTCATATAGATGATGGAATTAGCAAAGAAAAAGCTACTCAAATAGAATTAGATAGAAGGAAGAAATAGTGCTACAACAAGTTATAAAAGAGCCAGATCAGTTCACGAAAGACCTGATTGCTAAGAGACAAAAGCAACGTAGCCAATTGCAACCTGATGCTTTTACTCAAGAGCTAATCGCTAAGAGAGCTAAAGCTCAACCAGATCAGTTTACTCGTAACCTTATTTCTGAAAGAGCTAAGGAAAATAATGAAACTGGTTTCTGGCGCAGAGCAGGGCAGAGGGCTATATTCTCTGGACTTAGCCTTGTCAAGGGTGTTCGTGAGGTATTCGAGCCACCCGAGAAGTTAGGCGAAGCGATAAAGGAAGCTCTGCCAAGTAGCGCAATAGAGGCTCAGGAAGAACAGAAAAAGGCTTTCGAGAGATTGCGGTCTAAGGCCAAACCAGAAGAAGCTAAGGGATGGAAGGATATAGCTGCTGATATAGTCGGTGAAGTTCCATCATTCTTCGTTGCTGGTGGTTTATCCAAGAAGTTAACTCAAAATATTGCTAACAACCTACTTAGACGTGGATCGCGTGGAGCGTTAACCTCGTTTGTATTCGATATATCGCAAGATCATAAGATTTCGCCTGAGCAAGCCGTTGCCTTTGCCGGCATAGATGCTTTACTCATTCCTGGTGCTAAGAAAACTTTCGATATACTTAAGCAGGTTAAACAGCTCAAGAACTTGAAAGTCACGGCACAGATACCAAAGAGTGCTGATGATCTATTCGGTGCTGCTGAAGGTTTAGTTCCAACTGAACTTGATCGACTTGGACTGGCTGCTAAGACTGCGGAAAGAGAACTCGCTGAGTCAAAGAGGCTGCTCAAGAAACCGGTAGTTACTAAGCCGAGTAAGGTAGCAACCAAAGGCAGGGAGGAATTAGAGGAATTTGCTGGGATAGGCCCGCCTAAAGAGAAAAGGGCGTTTGTAATCGAGTCTGAGAATGTGTTCAACGAGAAAACCTCAAGTTTCGATAACATCAGAACGGTTAAGATACCGGATCACGTTACCAATCCTATTGATAACTATAAGATGATAAGCCATAGTCCCGGTAGAAATCAGACTTACCTATCTGAGATGCACGCTGACATAGTGGAAGGCTTAGAACGGGTTGGTAATCGACTCACAGATAAGGAGCTTAATGCTATCGTTAAGGGAGCATATAGCGATAAGACAGGCCAAGTGCTGATGCAACAATTAGAGAAAGTTCCCAATGAGGTTAAGAACGACCTGTTTAAGAACCTCAGAGAGATGGGATATAGTAACCAGCAACTTGATGAGTTCGCTAAGACGATAAAGTTCGCTGATAAAGCCATCCCCGAAGTGGTAAAAGATGCTACGGAGGTGGTATCACCTGAATTAAAGACGCTACAAGGGCAATTCTTTGCTACATTAAAACGTAAAGGCATAAGCACGGAAAGCCAAGAATATAAGGCTCTTCTTGAAGAAGGCTTAGGCATAAATGATCTAAAGTTTAAGGGTAAAACTGCGGTTGGCGAGACTCAGATGAGAGATATGATCAGGCGGGTCAACAGTCTCAGCGTAGACGATGTGCCTCAAGACCGGCTTACCAAGCTGATCAACGGTGAGATGCCGGTGATACTTGGTGAGGACTTAGGCAATCAATCGTCTTCATCCTTCAGAGTAGCAAGAGTCATCTTCAACAAGGGGTTGACCAGCGTAGAGACGATGATGCGTAGGACAGGCCCTATAGGCAACCAGATAGCTGAGAGGATTCTTAAGTTCAAAGCTTGGAAAGATCGTACTACTCAGCAGGACTTGAGTGTCATCAAACAAGCCTTTAAGAAGTTTAACAATAAGGAAACAAGGGAGTTTATCAAGAGCTACGAAACCGACACTGTAGACTTCTCTAAGCCGAAGTTTAAGGATGCTTACGATCTCCTTAGGCCAGTGCTTCATGAGAAGGGCCTGAAAGCCGAGGAGTTAGGATTCAAGATACGATCTACTTCAGGCAAGGGTGTAAGGCCGTTTACTCTCAAGGAGAATTACTGGCCTCACGTCTTTGACTTTGATATAACCAAGGCTACTAAGGGCAGAGAACGGCTGATCAAGCACTGGATGAAGAAAAACGGTGTGACAAGGGGTGAAGCTATGGCCGAACTCGATAAACTTGCCAAGCTCCGTAATTCCAACCTTGATCCTAACCTTGAGTTCGAGAGAGCGTTTAACGCTGGTGGCTGGCTTGGTGATCCTACGTTTGAAGGCTTTACCAAGCGGAAGGCCATTAGAGGTTTATCCCGTTATGTGGATGGTGCTAACAGGCGACTCGGGGAGGCTACCTTCTTCGATGCTGAAGGTAAGCGTGTTTTCGGTGAAGGATGGAAGTCGTTTAACGAGTTGGTTAACATGGTCGGCGACCGTGATAAGCAAAACCTGCTGGTCAAGGGGCTTGAAGCTGTCAGAGGTCTAAATTCCTCTGAGGTGGAGAATACATTCCTCGGTGCGTTGAGGAACTACCAGATTGTGCAGAAGTTATTCTTCGCTACTATTCCCAATGCGTTCCAGAACGCTATTACTACTATTCCCAAGGTTCAAGGACTTGGCTTTACAAGAGGGGTCAAGGCTGTGATTAAGGGTGGATTCGATGCCTTTGCTAATCCCAACTTTGCAAGACTTGAGGTTGGAGCTGCCGTTAATCAGACGCTAAAGGATATTACGGGTATGTCAAGCCGTGGATTTAGTGGTAGACTGGCAAACATCTTCCTGAAGATAAACGGATTCTCTGCGGTTGAAGCGAGGAACAACATCGTTGCTGCATCTATGGGTAGAGTCTATATTAATGAAGCGTTCAAGGTTGTTACTAAGAAGCAAGCTACAGGGACTTTCATAGGTAAACGGCTAACCGATAGACTAATCTTCAATGCTAAGAAGGAACTAAAGCTATTCGGTATAAGTGAAGATGCTATTAAGAGAGGTTCGCTTGCCTCGGACGAGATAGCTGAAGCATCATGGCGCATGGCTCGCCTTACTCAGTTTAGAGGCGGTGCTTTCGATATACCGCTATATGCTAATGGGCCGTTGGGCAAGTTGGCGTTCCAGTTCAAGACGTTCGCCTTCAACATTAACAAGCTGGCCTGGCACAACTTCGGCAAACCTGCTATGAAGTTTATGTCGACAGGCGGCAAGGAGGGAACACTCCTCCCGCTGACAACCTTCTTAGGAGCTTCGCTCTTAAGCGGTGAAGTCATCGCCTATATCAGATCAGAGCTTATATGGGGAAGGAAGCGACCGGAAGAGGCTTGGAAGCGGATATTGGACGATCTCTTCTGGGCAGGATCATTCGGCCTTTGGTACGACATCTATCAATCACACTTCTGGGGAGGGGCAGCTAAGAGTGCGTTAGGGCCTACATTCGGAGATATCTTCGATGCTGAGAAGGCACTGCGGTCAGAGAAAGCCGGCAAAGAGTTTTTACGTAAACAGATACCAATAATAGGGCAAACGCCCATAGGTAAAGAAACGAAACGGAGGACATTCTAATGAAGAAAGTTATTTTAATCGGGTTAATCGTCTTGATGGCAACCAGTCTCATGGCTCAACAGAAAGCTGAGAAACACCGAGGCAGGTATGAGGTCTGGAACGAAGGTAGAGTTTTCCTTTACTCTAAAGGCACCGGTAGCGGTCTGGTGGTTCAGTCTCGATCCAACACTGATAACTGGACGTTTGATAATGGCGACACGCTCTTGTCCACAGTTATGAAGACTACGCCGGCTATCGGATGGCAGGGATCGCTGACCACTGATTCAGATTCAGCAGTTTGTATTATAGAGATACTTTGCGCTACAGGCTTTGAACGCAACGAGGAGGATGTGCCGGATAGCCAGTTTATTCCTACGGGGTGGATTGGCACTAATGCCGGCGGTCACATGTACTACTCATCATTCGTAGATGACGCTACACCTGACAGTGTTACGGCTACCGGATGGAAGAATCCTATATCGCTTCCCTTACCCGTAAGCTCTTTGTGGAGGATACGAGTCAGGGCTATCACCACGAGTGAGAAGGTCGGCACGCTGACGTTGAAGCAAAGACGAACCAGCTATATAGCTAATTAGGAGGCAACGATGAAACGATTTATTTTACTTATACTGCTTTTACTTACTCCGCTGGCTCTTAAGGCTCAGGCCGACAAGTTCACATTCTTTGACTTAGGCGGAGGTGTAATCGTTGGACTTTCTACTTCTGGTGGGATATTTACTTTTACCGGTAGTATAGTTGCAACTGGCGATTTGACCCTTGGCGTTGCAGGCTCCAGCGAAATCACCCCAACACTCTCAATCATAGGCGATGCCGACAGCGATGCAGAGGATATGGATGACACATTCGCTTTGACTTTGGTTCCAACTGTTAATCCAATAAACGCTTTCTATAAGTTTTCTACCTCACAAGCCAAAGGTTTTTCTTTTGATGGTACCGTTGGAGTTGGACTATCAACGGTACCCGGCTCTCAGTTCTGGGTTGAAGGTGGTTGGATTACCCACAATGCCGGAGCCGGTTCTGCTGGTCGCATAGATGTAATTGGGGGCGATGGTCAACCTGCTGGAATTACTTTGAAAGCGGATAGGTTTGATGATAATGCTGACTGGTGGTCGATGAGTGCCTCTGTCGCTAATGTGTTTACAATAAATTCATTAGCCACAGGATCGGTAGTTCCATTAATTTCGATAACAACGGATGGTTCGACAACTCAAGAAACCTACGTAGTCCGCAAACACGTAGCTCTTTCAGGTGCTACTGACAACAGTGCCACAAACATCTTCACCATCACAACTGCTGATGAAACTGGTTCAGCAGATGGTGGAATGTATAGTGTTAAAGTTCATTTATCAGCAGGCGAGGCAACTGCCGCCAGTGGTGCTGTGAATACAGCATCTATGAGTCTTGTTGTCCATTGGACAAGAATTATGGCATCAGCAGGAACGGGAGCAAATTCTGTTGTATCTGAAATAAGTCAAAGTGCTTCTGCTAATGAAGGAACAGGACAGATAACTGACATATTAGTTACAGTAACAGAAACAAGCGAATTTGTTCAGCAAGTTTTGGTAACTGTAAATACAAGTGGTGGAACTGCGGATGCTTTCGCTATGGTGGAATTAATTTACAGTGATTTTACAACGCCGCCGTCAATCCAATGATGAAGAAACTAATCCTAATATGCGCCATCTTGCTCTTATTCTCACCAGTAGAGGCTCAGAGCTTCAAATGGTATCCTGTAGAGCGGGATTTTCCCGATAGCAAATATGGGGAATTCTTTAAATATGACAAGGCGGATCACTTCGCTACATCCGCTTTGTCAGTTATGGTTATTCCGGCAAAGAAGTATAATCTGGACTTCTGGACAACGGTTGCCTTCGGTATAGGTTACGAGATATATGACGGCTACGATTGGCGCAGGTCGGGCGGGTTTAGCGTTACAGACCTCATCTTCAACATAGCGGGAGCGATTACGGGCGTGTGGATTAAGGATCTATGCCACACTTTAGGGATTTACGTGTTAGTCAATAGAAACGGTATATCAATTAACTTCTGATAACTTCTGAGGTTCTTATGAACAAGTATCTAAAAATTGCATTGTGGGTCGTAGGTACGATCACTGTCATGGTCATACTGTTTATGATCATAATCGAAGGCTGTGTGGATTTAGCTTTTCAAGTCTTTAGTGGGAAGCAATCTAATTGAAATGGAGTGAAAAAATGGCTGAAGAAAAACGTGGAATCAGAGTATCGCCAGCGGTGATCTTGCAAGTTCTTCTTATACTTGGTGTCTTCGCCGGTTGGATTATGTCTTATTCAACACTCAAGGGCGATATTAAGCACCTAAAAGAAAACGTTACCAAGATTGAGATAAAATATGATACAATAGCGGCAACTCGACTGGAATGGATCGGTACTGTCCACAAAATCGAGGTTCACTTGGAAAACATAGACACTCGACTTAAGGCTATTGAGAAATGATGAAGATATGGAAGATGGCAGCTAACTTCTTGACTAGCCGATTTGTGGGCGTGAAATTGTTTACAGTAAATAAGACTCGATCCATTATGGATTGGGTGATAAAGATAATCCAACTAATAATGAACAAATGGAAAGGTAAAGACCATGGATAATGGATTGCTTGCAACATTAGCTACAGGCATTATCACACTGCTTAGTGTCTTTAAGATATGGCACAATGTAGGGCAGGTGTTTAAAGCCATCAAGGAAGTGTCTGACGTTGGGACTACTCTTGCTCGGATAACCGCTGATCAGAAGATAACGGTTGACGAGATGAAGGAGTTGCAGAAGGAAATTGCCGAAGCCAAGGATGCCCTTAAAGGGATTAAGTTTGGTAGGAAATAGCAATGTAAGAGGGAGGCGACTCCCTCTATTTTATTCTCCCTATTTCTCTTAATATTGCTTTTACCACGTGATCAGGCGTGTCCTTAATCACATAATACCTTCCCTTGTAGAAGAAACTTTCAACTGGACTATATCTTAACGCTTGTTGCATGAGCCTATCAAATTCTTCATAAGTCCAATGTGCTGATTCGGCAGTTGAGCTAACCACTGCCTCAGCTATGCTTGGAAATGCTGACAACGCTGGGATAAGTCTCATGAAGGTTCGCCTGTTCATTTTATCCTCTCCACTAACTCCGCAATCACCTCTCTATATTCTTGGCCCGCTTGCTCGTGAGCTTGGGTAATGATTTTATAGTCGTTTATCGTCCTCTGCTGAATGATAATAAGGACTGCCAGAGCTACGATCACCGCTACAAGCACTAACCACCTTACTCCTTGCGCTACAACGCCTCTGGTCATAGCTCCTCCAGTCTAATTGTAGGTTTGCCGATTAGCCCTGAACGGATGAACTCAAATGCTTCCACGAACCCTGCGCTGAGCAGTTCCCTCTCTTGAGTAGCCTCCATTAAGAGCAAGATTACTTGTTCGTCTTTAAACACTCTCAGTTTTTTCTCTTTTTCTGAGTCAAGCTTTATTACATGGGTAACGGTATCCTGCTCCTTCACAGTGTTATATCGCTTCATCGCTACCGATGCTACATTAGGTTTCTTACACACGGTGCAGATTGTTAACGCGGACTTGTTGCCTATAGACGAATCTGTTACATCAAGCTTCATCACCATTCCGCACTTAAAGCATATTCCTTTTCTATCTTTCATTTCACAATTCCCTTCACGGTTGTCTTTCGATAATATTTAATCTTGCAAATTCGCCATGATACTTTAACGCCCCTATATTGTAAGCAATTGCCGCCTCAATTTCTTTTTCAAAACAACCGAGTGATATTGATTTAAAGTTAACACAAATCAATGCTCGCCATTTTTTTAAACTCTTATGCCAAGAAACACCTTTATATTTAGATGTTCCGCGATTAGAAATCATGTTCATGTGGTTTTGAGAGTTGCTACAAAGTCTTAAATTGCTAATATTATTATCTGATTTGACTTCGTTTCTGTGATCTACTTGTTTGTCTGGCGGTGCGTTAACGACCAGTCGTGCAACCTTTTTCTTGTGGCGCTTTCCGCCCGTAAATAGATCGATGTTCAAATATCCTTTTTGATTTAAATATGGTTTTAGTTTAACTAGTTCACCGCTTGGGCGTCCGTTATACTTCTTGTTGCTCCAGACTTCACCTAAATCATTAACAAAATAGTTCGGGAAATCTGGTATCGGTCTCAATTCTGCTTCTTTGTTCACGTTGTCACCATAAAAAAATCCCATCGAACACGGAAGGTCAGCAAAACCATTACGCCCAATGGGATTCATAAAACACTGTTTGCTTGTTTCCGTGCTTATAATATAATCGTTCATATCCATAAAATCAACTAAATTTTCCCATTACATTTCACTCCATTTTTTCATTAAGGTTTCAAATAAGATCCAGCGGAGAAACAGGAACCAAAGGAGGAGAAAACCTAAAATGCCCGCTGTCCTCAATTTATATGGTTTCGGTTTGTGGCCATCAACTTTCCAAATTAATACTTTTTGATACCAAATTTCATCCCACAATCTAACCGCAAACCATCCCGTCAAAACCGCAAAGCCAATCCACCAGTACTTCAGGAAATGCCATAGCCATTTATCGCCATACCAAGCGAAGTTTTGATAAAACAATATCGCATCCGTGACCGAGTTCGTGATTGTGAACAGAGTCCAAAACAGAAACGTTAAACTAAAAGCCTTAGTCATCTTGCCTCCTCAAATGATTCATTACTCATTCCTTATGATTTTTATTTTATCGTCCTTTCCTTTATATCGCCTGTTCGTCCCCCTAATTGTGAATATCCGATCACTCATTTCTACAATCCGGCTGACCACCGACTCATCATACACCTGGGATAGATTAGCTATACTCACAGTGGAGATGAAGACGGTAGCTGTGTTGGTTCGAAGCGACTTCCAGTTCCGGTATCTCAAGTCCACAAAGTCAAACAGCACATCGGACTCGAACTTACTCTTAGTCCGATTAACTACCGTCTGATGGTCGGTAATCTCCATGGCTAAATAGCGTTTATGCCTATACCGATCGATCACAGCCACTTCTGACTCATCGGTATCGTAGGTGCGTCTAATGTCTAAAAAGATGTCCCTCATTCTTATATACGAAAGTTGTTCATGGTGAAGGATGGATTCTCTGAGTAGATTGCTAAAGATGAAACTGGCATAGTAGGATTTCCCTACGCCACAATCCGATACTATGGTGTAGCTCTTGAGCTGCTTCAATCCCATGTAGATTTCTCTGCACATGGCAACATCGTCCTCACTAAAAGCATCTGCCGTAGTCTCTGTGAAGGGCAAGCCTACAATCCGTGCATACTTGTCGAAGCTCTTAAGTCTACGCTTCTTCTCTGCCGTTTTCTTCTTGGCTTTATCTATAAGAGTAGCTTCGTTTACTTTCTTACCACACTCCACACATATCGCAACTTTCACACTTGTATACATCTTCACACCATCTACCAATATCGCCTCCACATCTACAGTCACAGCACAGAGTTGGCATTTTAGAACAGGTTTTATCCTTGTTAGAATCGTCTTCAGGCTCGACTTTATCGATCTCATAATCCATCACAACTTCTCATCTGTTCTTACGATTCTCTTCCTTATAGAATCGCTTATAACCCCCAACAAGTTAAACCCGATACATGGCTCGCCCCAATTATGCAGGTTGTTCGCATCGGTCTTCAACTCAGCCTCATGATCCGCTATCCACTTGGTAATGTCATAAGCTGATTCAACCTTGGACAGCTTCATCTTAGGAGTGTTAATCTCCTTGATTGTGCCATCTCGGTATATGGCGTAGATTTTACGCTTCATCGTTGCCTCCTATTAAAATGGTAAGTCAGACTCACCATTATTTGCATGATCAACGGGAAAGAGTTCCATCAATTCGTCCTGTGTGCACACCTTCAATCCATCGATGATGGTGAAGCTTTCCGGTTCCGAATATTTTGCACCCTTCGGCTTGAACATGTCGATTGTACAGCCACGACCTATGAGGTTCTTCTGGCTTAATTGCCATTTCTTAACTGGTTCACCATTCTTATAAGTCTTAGTCTCATGGGGAACGTAAGGTAGATCGATAGCTTTGAACACTTCATCCAACTTCCATTGAGCGTTGCCATACAGAAATACTTTCTTTTGCTGACCCGCCCACCCTCTATCATCGATGTTGGGGACTACCTTGAACGTGAGGTTGACGTTGAGTTGTGTTTTACCAGTTGATTTACTGGTATAGTGGGTATCAATCTCCGCTGCAACGATACGGAAGAAGAAATCTCCCTCGAACTTGCCTTTCTCCTCACCGCCTTCAACTTCGATTACCTCATCATCTAAAAAAACATTGTCATTCTTTTTCTTTGTCATCTGCTTTCTCCTTCTTGTTAAGTAACTCATTCATGTGAACTGTATAAGATAATATAGTTGCCTTAGTAGAGTCTTGATCCCTAAGAGCATCGTTAACAGCTTTAGTCTGGGTCATGCTTAATAGTTTTAGTTTGCAAACTTTACCAAAGGCAGCGTTACAAGCTCTAATCTCTTCCGTAGTCGGTGTCTCATCCATGATCTTCTGATACACATCGTCACAAATGTTGGTAGCTCGCTGGATGCCGTCTTTTTTCGCTTGCGTTCGGCTCGCTTTAAACTGTTTATCTAAATCCACTATGTTTATAGGAGTATGAGGCTGATCCTTCTTGTATTGAATCCGGGATGCTCCGACACCAGCCTCTTTCCTTGTAAGCCCATTATCTATAAAGGTGAATAAGCCAGCGAACATAATCCACTCAGGAGAGCGCACCATGTGAACTTCGTCTTTACCGTTGACCTTAAGCACTTGAGGAGTTTCCGTATAGACTACGTGAATCCATTTATCCTCGAATGAAGATGGCCCATACTCTTCTAAGGCTCGTTGGAAGATGTAGCTATCCTTAACATAGTCATAACCGTCAGTACGTTGCTCGATCTTTCCTTTGGGAGTTTTCTTGTTAGAGATTCTCTTGTGTTTATCAATTATGATAGCCTTAAAGCTCTCCCATTCGTCAGATTTCATTATCTCGTTCATTTCTTCTCCATAATTAATTATAAGTTTCTTTTGCTTCGACTGCTTTCCAATGCCGATTCCAAAACCCTCCAATTAATCTCTGCCTAATAACGAAGGAGAGGAGAAGAAAGCTTCGCGTTCAGCAGAGTTGTTAACGACTATTAGGATCACAGATCCCTGCTAAATTCCAGGCACAATAGTTGGATGAGCACTCCCAGCTCTCCCTTATCGCCTCCGGCATCACGCCTTCCTTAAAGGCATCTTTTAAGGTAACCTTCTTGTCCAGAGCATCGAGCCAATTATCCTCTATTTCCTCTTTGGTGAAGTCGAACCGCCACATCTTAAAGATCGGTTTCTCGCACGTCCAGACTGGACTCCAATTTCCCATAAGGTGAATAACGGCAAGACGGTAGGTGAAAACGTTATAAGCCTTGCAGTAAGCTTGCATCTGTCTTATCCACGCTGTTTGCTCCTTTATGTCTTTGTTGCTGGACAACATAGTAGATTTTATCTCAAGTAGATCGTCCTCATCTTTCGGATTAACGAAGTCGGGAGTGAGGAGGATGCCATCGACTTCAACCTCCTTCTGTTCGTAGTCACCGGTAATCCATTTCTCCAAGGCTAAGCCGATGGAGAACTTTAAGATGGTCTGCTCAGACAGGTTGCCTCCTATATCAGGATACTTCTTGCGGAAGTAGGCTTTGCGTAGGCAGTAGTTTAGATCGCTGAAATGGAGGCCGGTTCTATCTCCGAAGTCTCTCGTCTTAATCTGATCGAGTATCTTAGCCTTAAATAGTTCGTCAGATATTACCTTCACTTAACCTCCTCGTTCAATAGGTCAAACAACTCCCTCAAGCAATTTCTATCGTTCTCCATCTCCTTTAACTCATCTGGCAATAAACCCAAATCCACAGCATCTAACTGATCCTTGAAGTCATCATAATCACTAAACCCTCTCTCCACCACGGAATTGAACACCTTGATGCACTCCATGATATAGGATGCGCCAGAGAATAAACCCCGTTCCTTATACTTAAACATGCGGATCAAGGAAGATAAAGGATAGTCGGAGCCAGTGTAGTAGGTAGATTGAAACGTCATTGCTTGGATGAAGTCATCAGTAAAGTATATATCTGGATCGGCGAAGTTCTCAGCAGAGCACCACGCTCCTATCTGGCAGTGAGCATAGTCGAAGGATTTAACAAGTTTCTTGAGTGATTCCTTAACGTAGCTACAGAACTGCACGGTATTTCCCTCAACGCGAAAGGTCACAGCGTTCTTAGTCTTAGATAGAACCTGAATATTATCATCACTGGTTACGAGCTTTTCAGCCTTAACATAATCAGCTTTAGTATCAAAGAATATATCGATGTCCCGACTATCCTTAATGAGGAAACCACCAGCTATCATGAATCCTTTGATCGAAAGATCGGACATGATCTTAGTCAGGGCAACGGGGAATCTTGTTATCAGCCTTTGCCTGAATTTCTCTCTTAATTGTTCTTTCATAACTTTCTCCTCTTAGTCACGTTATAGTTTCTGCGCGTCTTACCCACATCGCCTCTTGTATCCTTCAGCGGGCAAACTTGAAGTTGGTCAATCTCGTTCAGACCGGTAACGCGTCCACCACAAAACTTTACTCCTTCCGAGATTCCAGCGAAGGCGCATATCTCGTTATTTTTATGCTTACACCTTAGATACATTAGTCAGCTTACGTCCTACGCTAAGATTAATGCACACATTATTCATCCTCCTCGCCTTCCTCGGGTGTAAATGTGTTAAAACATTTCTGAAAGTTTTTTAAACTAAACGACACACTAACCGCCACCGTCTCTCCGCCGATATCCCATCCTGAACCATACTCATCCATGAAAGCCTTAACCGCTGGTATCTTGTTTACTCCTTCCTTAAGAGCGGTGATCATAGCCAATTTAGCGGTGTAAAACTTTTCCTGTTCCTTGCTTACAAAGCGAGTCCGCCCACCTGGGATGCGGAGTTCAGCGATAAATCCATCTGTTACCGCAGCATCAAACGCTTCTTGCGTTAGAACGCCATCTTCGATTAGTTGCAGTCCGGCTACGCGGGAAAGTTTCTTCTTGTCTTTTTTCCTGTTTTTCATTTCTTCTCCTTCTGCTTGGTGATTGATTCGATTATATCGATTACATCCTTCTTCAGCTCGTCCTTGAAAGCCTTACCACTCTTAAGAGCTTCCCCGGCGGTATCGTAAGTTACTTTGTCAGCTACGTACATAGCGATGATGGTGTTCTTATTAGGACAGACAACGGCTAAGATTATAAACAAAAGAAACAAATAAATAGATGCTTTACCTTTTCCACTCCAATTCTTTAAGAAGTTATCAAAGTCATTGTTACCACCACAGTCTTCAGCCTTGAGTAATCCATATATAACATATATAATTATATAAACTAAATACCCAGTACCTGAAAGCACAGCACCCGTAGTAAGCAACACACCAAAGTTGTTCACCACGCTTAATAAATAAATAAACCAAGGGTTAACAATATGTTCCACGATACTACTCCTTCTTTAAGTTATCAATATAGTTATTATGAAGTTTGACGATATGGCGAGCAGCCCTCTTGCCCGACTCAGTATAAACCGTAATATGTTCTACACCAGATTCACAGACACAAGTTTTGTCATCTACTTTACAAGCACATTTATAGTCTTTACCTATTATATATTTATAGCCGTTAGACCCATGAGGCTTTATTAGCTTCCACTTCTTGTTAATCATAATTATCTCCTTCTTATTATTAGTTCGTTTCATCTCCTTCATCGTGATATCGTGACCCTTCCATTATATCATCAATAGCCAAGTGCAGATAGCCAATCATAGACACCAGCTTGATATCCTTCGGGAACGTGTGAATGTCGATCTTGAAGTCTTTGTTCACAGACTCCTTCACGGTGATGCTGATTTTAGTTATCTTAGGTTCAGGCATTATGCCTATGATTCCAAGTATCTAACGCCTTCTGTTCATCACTTTGCCATTTAGTGTAGATGCTACATTTCTTACATCCAACTTGAGCAACCTTATGCGAAGGAGCATTATTGAATAATGTTGCCTCACTCCCACAGAACGGACACGGCTCACATCGCCTAAACGACTGTGTTGTGTCTGTTTTTAATCCCAAATCTCTTACCCTCTCACATTAATCAATCACCACTTCAAGTGCAATAGCTTTCTAAGGAAAAGCCAGAAGCGGGCAAAACGGCTCAACCTCATCTTTCTTGACTTGAACCGCCTTCTTCTTAGGCAAACGGTGTAACTTCATCATGTTTGGGGTGTGGAATCGACTCATGTAACCTCCTCAAGAATGGTGATGCGTCTGGCGACTATAACTTCACCTTCTGCTTGTAGGCCAATAGCTGTTACCTTAGAATATCTAACCTTAATCACTATACCAGGTGAATCAAATTGATAACATTTTGCAGCTTTCTTAGACTTAAATATATGATATCCTGTCCTATATTGATGTCGAGAAAGAGAGTAATCTTGAGGATCATCATAAGTTTGCCCTACAATCAACGATCTTGAATAATGAAAAATCATAGGACGAAACTTACTATCCACAGATTTATATCCTACACCCCACTTAGGTAAATCAGTTATCTTCGTGATTACACTCAGACACATACTCACTCCTCTTTATCAATACTTCGTTCAATCTCGTCAGCCCATTTATAACCCTTACAGGCTTTGCACTCTTTCAACTCGCTATACACCCCAACATACTCATATTCACCAGCTACCCCACAATTTGGACAGGTATCCCTTATCGCCTTCACGCTTTTGATTCTGACCTGATCCGCCGGCTCTTTATTCCAAGCGAAGAGCGCGATGCGATCTTTGTCATCTGGCTCAATCACATATTTAACCTGCTTCTTATCAAGGTCATCGCATAACCCCTGAACGAACTCTCCGAAGGTTAACTTGGACACTTTGCCAGTCACAAGGTCTTTCACCTGATGATTCGGTCTATCCCATGTAGTGAGTCTAACTTTCTTAGCTTTCATTCTTCTCCTTACACCATGTATATAGTTCTGCTAACGAGTTGAATTCTATTACCGCCTCTTGTTGCGAGTCTGTGATGGATACCTGACCATAAACGTTGATTACCAATTCGTGCATGTCGCTATACTCCTCACTTACAACCTCAAGGACAGACTCAATCTTCGAGTCAGACCAATACTTGACCGTTCTACCCATCACGTCAAGCTGACACTCCATAGGCTGGAGCCTAAACTTATAACAGAAGGCATAGCCCAACACTATACCGGTAAGTAACTGAGAAATAGCAAGCAATATCCAAAAGGCTATCATCGTTTTTTCTCCTCAATCTTTATAAGGATATTTACAGTCGGTCATGGCATCCTTCAACTTTCTTATTCTTTTATTCTTATAGTAGATTCTACCAACGACATAACCGGCAATACCACTAAGGGAGAACAAAAGAAAATATTTGATATAGTCCATAATCAACTCCTCGTTACGTTAATAAAGCGCAGTCAGGCAGTAGGGTTTTCACTGCAACAATACCTGACTATCGGCATACCGGGTCGCCACATCTATCGTCAGACTCCCACACCACTGACTGCACTTCTATAGTTGTATCTATGGTATAGCAATCTCTGTGCCACAGCGGATTCACGCACACTAGAGTCAAGAGCGGCGGTTCAAGAAGGGTGCGATGGTGGTCGGTTATCGTCCACTGAAGCTTTATCAGGCAGTTTCATTTACTCCTCCATGATTTGTTCGGTGGTGACACGTTTGATTAAACGAAACAAATCAGGGTTTCGTGGCAAAAAATGTTTTCGTTCTTTTTTTATATATGTGCGTGCTCCTTTTTTAGTTTTTTGGTAATCATGTAAATCACCCCAATTACCAAGTTTATATTGCACCACATACTCAACCTTCCCCTCCATTTCAAACAGTTTTTCTATCTCAGTGGCAATGGTTTCGTATTTTTGATTCCAAATATCTAAATATGTGAGAGCGTTAACCTCGTAAATAGATTCATTAAGCCTTAACACTTTAATTATTTTATCTCTCCATCTCACATCTCCTCCTTTGGCTGGGGGTTAAAATCCACCTTGCCATTTTTAAATGTTACCTCAATTCCCTTTTGCATATTAACTCCTATTTATTATTGTCATCACTGTTGAAATATATTGTCCCTGTTTTAACACAATATGTTGACAGCCTTTAATCTCTCCTATTTCCATTAACCAGCTCTCCCAGCTTTCTGAGAGTAATGAGATAAAATCCTTTGAACTACCACGCTTTTCATATCTATCGATATACTCATCTTTTAACTTCAAGTCAGGATAAACTAAAATTACTATTATCCCTATCTTAATTACAGAAACCACTACAGTTGGGTTTGTGCTGATGAAGATAATATCAGCATTACCGAGAGCTTGTTGTATGTCGGTAATACAGTTTTTTGGAAATTTATCTTGGTTATATCTCCAGCACTCAAACTCAACGAACCTATCGCTGGCATTACAAAGATGTGTTTTCCCTGTCCCACAAAATGCTGACACAACTATTGCGCTCATCTCATCCTCCTCTTAGTTAATGAGTTTACTTAGTTTATTCCGGCTATCGCCGGTTGTTGTCTTATCAGTGCAACCGACAGGAGAAGTTAATTGCCTAAATTCTTTCTCAACCTCCTGGCAGCACCCCAAAGTGTTGATCTATTCTCTTTGTCTTTCACTATTAGATGAACTTTCTCATGACAATCGCCACATAACGGTAATAGATCGTGTAGATTTTCACGTTTTAGACGATTATACGACTTGTGATGTATCTGTAACGGAACATCGGGATTCTCACAGCAGTAACAGTGTCCTTTATACAATTTGCTTCTATAATATCGCTTTTTAACAGCTTTCCATTCGTCAGATCGCAGGTAAGCTCGATAGTCCTTGTAGTCGATTCTCATTTGTCTCTCCTTGAACAGCTTGTCTTGATCTTACTCGACTGACCCAGGCGCAACACTCCGTATGTAGAAGGCGTTCCAGCGATAATCTCAAGTGGCGTTGGCTGAGCGGTTGCTCCCGCCTCGATCATCACTGTCCGCAAGTCTTCGCCGCCAGTCTCTTAAGTGTTTTAGCCAATGGTGGTCGTGGTGTGGACATAGTTATATATCAAAAAGGTGTTTCAATTGGGTAGGCCCGCTGCTTGTTTCAGACAGCTCATAGAGGCGAATCCCCCTAAGAAATTGTCAACGCAATGCGTTAGGTTTATGTGTGCAATCTTATTAATCGCTGACGGCTGTCTCTCCGCTTCAACATCTTAACCTTGCTATTTTAGAGTGCTGCTTCATTATCTCAAGGAATAGCAACAAGTTTAAAGACCTTTTTTCTTTCTAAGCTTACTATTAATCTCATCCATTTTACTGAGATTGAATGGTTTATTTAAGTGGTTATTTTTATTTATACTTCTATTGGTTGGTGTGTTTAATTTATCTTGAAGTCTTGTCAATTCTTTCTTCTTTGGAGCGTAGGGGGTTAACTCTTCTGGTTTGCTGTGATTGTGATATATATTATGGCATCCTCCGCAGAGGACAATTAAATCTTCTGATATAATTTCTTCATAAAGACGGTCGTAATTTCTGTGGTGAACTTCGAGCCCCCACCTTATTCCGCATAATACACAGGATCTATACATCCGCAAAGTCAATTTTCTCACGTTCTTCCAGTGGGGAGTTCTTAGATAGTGGCGATAAGACTCTCTGTGCTGCCTCTTCTTACTTCTTCTCTTTGATCTGTATGGATGATTCGCCATATAATTCTCTTATTTCACAGCCTCAGCTTCCAGCTTCGCCATTTCACGGTCGCTATACTCTCCATTGCAATCGTCACAGATCAGCCCACACTTATCCTGCGGATCTTCGTGGCAACCGTGGTAGTCTGAGTCAATTTGTTCATCGCACATGTTACATCGGAATATGCTCATGCTTGGCCTTCCATTCTTCTTCAGTTTTAGGTTCTGGTTTTTTATAACAAGGACAGGTGCTTACCCATATAGCATTAACCCGACTGCACTTGGGACACTCCCAACCTTTTGATGTTTGCTTATTCATGCCTTCTCCTCAGCCTCAGCTTCGAGTAGTTCAGGGTTCTCATGGATATTGCCGATGATTTCAATCCACTCAATATACATTTCGGCAACATAAGTAGCCCAATTAGAAATTTCGTAATGGAAGCAAAACGATCCTTGTTTGAAAACTATTTCAGCGATTCTTGTATAGTCCTCTCTTGTGGTTGGTTTCCCGCATTTTGGGCAGTATTTTGATGTTCCAAGCTCAAGGCTCTCATGACACTTTTCCCCCTTGCAGAATGTTTTTTTCTGTGCAAAATTCACCACGTCCCCCTCGTAAATCTCCTTCCTGTTCTTATCCTTTAAGCCGGTAAATTCCCCCACTGTTTCGGGATTGACACAATAACTACTTTTATCGGTTTTTATCCAGTAACTATTATCACGATCAATAACAAGAGAGCCATAAACCCACTTATTCTCTTCTGGGTATAGTGCATTTTTAGCTTTAACAAATCTACCTCTGAATTTTATAGTTCGCATACCTACTCCACAAATAAAAAAAGCTACAGAACCAAACGAAACTGTAGCCTTTTATAATTATTAACTATGTCTGTTTGGTTTTTCGTTTTCATCACCGTTTGGTGACATCTTCAATCTATCACTTAATTCTGATAATGTCAATACTAAATTCATCATTATGGAATTGACACTAACGCATGAGGCGGAACCAGCTCAAATTCACCACGTTGGGTTTGGACTATAGCACATGGTTGACCGAACTCGCTAGCAGATACAAAACCAACGATGTAGCCGAACTCCCAAGCATGGACTGTTGTAGGTTGGGGAACGGAGTTGTTCATTTTCATTTTTACTTTGATCTTCATATCTCCTCCTCATCATCTTTGCCAACACAATAAGAGCATGGCGGATTAATATGACACGAACAACCATCGTATGTCCCGCCATCATAATCGGAGATGGCATCGTCTAATCGCTTGCTTTGTCCTGGTGCAAAGTGACGGTCGTAGCTCTTCCTCTTCTCATCCATATTTTTCCATATCTTTTCTCTGAGCTTACGAGTGCACTCTCCGCAGTAGCCATAGTCAGATGCGTCAGGGGTGCAACCACACGATAGTTTAGCCATTAGCCTTCTCCTTTTTATCCACCGTTCGCTGAACCTGTTGCATAGCCCAATCGAGTCTATCTTCAGGCATATTGTCAACCACTTTATCAATGTGTAAATCTAAATTGTTATGCGAATACATTCGTTTGAATAGTAGCTTTTCCGCTGTTGTGCATTGCGATAGACCCTTCTTCAAGCTATCTCGCGCAAACTTCTGTAATTGGTTATTCATCTCTCCTCCTCATATAAAATATAGAGTTGTGTGCTATTACGCCAAAGAGGCGAGGACAGTCTGCCAACACACGTTGATTGACACCGTTCCGACATTGGCTGTGTCTCAAGCCAGAGGTCGCCTAGCTTATTTAAGGCTGCCCACCTCACTCTTTAAATGGTGGCTGCTTCTAAGCCTACATCCAACTCTATGCTTTGTTAATATAGTAAGGCGGCCGGCAGTTGGCCTGCAACCCACTCGGTCAGGATGCCACTCCACAACCGCCTATAAACAGCGACCCAGACACTAGATCATATTTCCTCCAATAACAACCAGCCGGAGAGCGCAATAGGCGTGCGTGCAACGCCTCGTTTTACGTGGACGGTTATGGCTATATGTTAAAGCAGAGCCACACCATAAGATGTCTGCTTTTATCACCTCGCGCTCTCAGACTGCCCAATAAAAAACCCACACGCGGTAAATTCTGGGAAAGAACAGGCTCAACAGAAGCCCTGCATGTGGGTAATGTGGTTATGTTAATATTGTCCTGTTGATTTGTTCGTTCTTCCCAAAGATTCATTTGATTCATTATATATCTATAATCTAACCTTCTAAACACTAAAGTCAAGCTTTATTTTACATTACCTTAACAAATATACGATCATGGCTCCAAGCATAAACGCTTTGATTTATCTCTTTTATTTCGCCCAGCTCGATCAATCTGTCAACATAAGCCATCATGTTCCAGACATCACTTTGTACATCTTTTAATGCGAAAAACATTTTAAATGCCCCAGCGTCTTTTAGTAACCGATTTGCTTTGGCGCGTACTTTTAAAAGGTTTCGCTTTCCATTAACTGTCTTTTATCTTCTTCCAATTCTTGCAGCCTCAACTCAAAGCCATTAACCAAGGTGCTAATTTCCCGCACGGAATGTTCCAAACTATCCAGCTTGCCACGGAGCGAAGAAATCTCGTGACTGTCTGCTTTACCATCTACTTTCCTCCTTATTTCTGAAATTTCTGATTGTAGCTGTCCTGAATCTGTACACGGATGAAGCAACATAACTTCTCCTTAAAATTAAGGCGGTTGACGACATCGGCTGGCCTCTTGGCTTGCTGCGTATTACCCACTTCCACTTGGCTTAGTCTACCTGGCCGACAGGTTGCAATTAAGGTTATATACTAACGCCCGGATTTTCACCGTATTTTGCAAGCTCCTGGCGTTAATCGTCAACCGCGTTACCTGCCACTAATTCATTATTTCTTTTTTCCCTCATAGGTATCTAAAATCGCATTGACATTTTTAAGCTGGGTAGGTATCAGGTCGATTCCTTTTAGATACGCAACCAGCCATGATTGCATGTCACTAAACGATTGCTGTTTGATCTGTTTTACTTTAGTCATTGGTTGCCTCCTCTTTGTTATATCCTAAGTGTTTCAACCAAGCATCAATTGTAACTTGGGGGATGTTGGTATTGCACTTCTTAATGTCTCTGAAGTTGCAACTCTCAGAGTTTGTCATTGTGCGTAATTGTCCTCCCTGGTAGTTGCTCCAAAACCGGCAAAAGGCAGATTCGTTTGACTCTTTCACCTTAGTTATAAACCCATATTCAACGTCATAATGTCCAGGATTATACTTTATTTGATCACCTATTTTGAACTTAGGCATTGTTGAACCTCCTCTTTTTGTTTCAAGTTGAAAAATCTTGTGCTTAGACCGGCGTTTTTTTATTTTTCATAATGAAAATTAGCAACAATCGTGCCAGCTAATTTCTCGTTATCGTATAAAGATCACCCTTAAGCCGATTCACCGGCAGGGCGAACACGGCGATCGTCACGGCTTGCACGTCCTTGATCAGCCCAAAACGGAAGTAATAGGCCAGTAGGTGGCTGATTAAGGTTGGTTTATGCATGGTGTTAATTAGTTGCCATCCCATTGCTTTACTCCTCTGTTCGTTTATAATTTCTTCCAGTAATAACTTGGTTCTTTTGATGTCGCATCGTCTATAATTCTTGCCTTGTCACCTTTTGCTTCCTGTTTAGCACAATCCAGTGCCGAGTCATAATTGCAATGGATTGTTTTACAACCCTCTTCGCCCGTATCGGTATCTAGTATGCCCATATACCAAACATAATATTTAGCGTTTTGTTTTCTGTCGTGATACAGTTCAGGGCCGGTTATGTGGAATACGTATGCCATTAAAACGTTCCCACCAAATCCTCAATATCGCCATTAGCGTCAATGTGATCCCATATCTCGGTTAGCGATACCTGGCTAATGATTTCACCGACACCATAAGCGTCAAGCTCGGTGTTGTCATATTCGGTCATGGAAACATCTGACGTGATTCTTTTTTCCTTTGCGATTCGCGCTAAAACCATAACGTAATCAGAGTCCCAGCTATCGGGCAGTTTGTGGCAACCCCCATACTTTTTAAGTGGTTTAATGTCATCATACCAACTCATTGAAAATCGTTTCATATCTTTATTCCTCTTGTTAATGCCTAAGATCCAGCCAAAAGGGCAAGGAAACAGTTGTCAGAGAACCTTTTTTTCAAATACGCTTCTTAATGGGCCGGAAGGAAGTAATTTCCAGTCCTTTTGTTTGAACGAGTTTAGCACTATTTTCTTACACTTATTGTCACAGTGTAGAGTTTGCTTTATTCCTTGAATGGTGAAGTTGTTTACCCGTTCATTTGGATCAATAGGTAAGATAAATACTCCACATACATCACATTTAGCACCGCTACTTGTTATCATTTAACCATCCAAGTTTTTTAAGTCCATATTATAATTATCCCCACTGGCCGGATTTCGTCCATTAGGAATCATCAGTTAGGCTGATCTAACATCCAAACTAAATGCTTGCCTATCCATTCCGGTTTTACGATTCCTTCGTAGTTATTATTTGGGGTGCAAGTTGGTGCTTTTCTGCATGCTCTTCTGGTGTAAGATAAAAGAAAAGCGCAACCAACGCAAGCGTGACTTCCTTTTTTGTATAGATACGGTTGTAGTTTATAAGTACTTCCATCATCATCGGTATATTTTAATTTCATACAATCTCCTCAACTATTCTTTAATCATGGTATCAAAGTTATCGGTAAACAATAAATAACCATGATTCGTTTCGCTCAGTCCGATAATTGGGATGCTCCGAAACTTTGTTAAATGGTCGGCAGCAGTGGTATATATCCCATTGTTTTCTTCATAGTCGAAGTCAATTATAATTCTTTTATCGTGTCGGGTGTCGTGTATTCTGATTCTTGCTCCCTTGGTGTCGGTAGGGCCTATATATTTTACATCAAACGCTCTGTAATTTTTCATTTCACTACCTCCTCTTTCAGTTTATTATTGCAAGAAGCGTGCCAGCCCTGATCCATGCTTGATTCAGAGCCAGCGGGTCAAGGCGATGGACGATTATCGGCCAGTTAAAGTAAATTATTCGGGTTCAATTGTTCCGCCAAATTGCTTTTCCTCAAGTGCTTTGATAAGTGCTGTTTTATCCATTGTGTTTCCTCCTCTTCTATTCCATCAAAACCAGTTATTCCGTATCCTGGTTATATTCTTATAGGCCACTGTCCGGCTTATGTTGGGATATTTCTTGCTGTATTCTTTACTTGCCCATAGCATCCGTTGGTAGTTACTGTCATCTTGACCGGATAAAGCACATTTAGCAAGATGAAAAAGGTTCATCAACTCCGCCTTTTGTTCCTGGTTAAAGTCAAACATAGTGTTAGTTTCCTCCTCTTTAGTTAAATTAGCTCCATACAAGCTCTGTAAGGGACGATCTTTTTAGTTAGGTGTTGTTGGTTCGGCTATTTACCAAGTTAAATAAAGTGGCCATAGCTGGCGTATCATTTGACCTCAACTTGCAAGGTAGCGCTTAATCTAACCAGCGCCCGTGTTTGGACAGCCATCACGGCATTATGACCACTATGCAGTTGCAACTTTTGGCTATTTAGTGATAAACCACGTTCAACGTATGGGAATCTAATTGTATATCTTCTTCGAACTCATCCCCTTGATAGTTGACCTTAGCAGTTATCAAATCAACATTGACATTAGTCAATAACAACTCACAACCTTTAGAGTTGTAGACTGTAAGGTTTAACTCTCTAAGAACGGTTAAGACGTCTTTTGTTTGTTGTTTGGTTATCATTTCTTTATCTCCTCGTTTGGTTTACTTACAGCTCCGCCAGTTAAGTCCCATTATCTTGACTTATTGGGGTGTTATCTAACTGTAGTATTGCAATCTTCGTGCCAAGCTACCCTATCTCTTTACTCATCTATTTAACCTACAAGCTACTAAACTAATAACACTAACTTGCTTATAAGCTGGTTTATATCAGACCACTGGATTATAATTATCCACATTAAGCACAAATCTTCGGAATCAGCGGTTTACAGATCCAAAACAGCGGGGCAAGGGTTGAAACAACGTCCATAGAAGGCTTGTAATGGGCGGTCTATCCAGGGTTAACCCGTTTGTATGGGCATTTTTCAGGGTAAGCGATTTAAGACCCAAACTTTCTTTTTCTTATACTACTCCGAAGGAGTTCTTTTTCTTTGCTCTTGATCTTATCTCATTTATTTATCTTATAAGTTAATCTACTAAGTGAACTATATCAGTTTACACCTGGTTTATATCTATCCACCTGGATTAGATTACACCACTTTATCCCATCATCTATTATAATCATATATATGGTATATCCCACAGAGTAATACATACTACATGTAGTAGTATAGGCTAAAACACATATATACAGTATGTTATGCACTGTGTACACACTGACAATAGGTGTCATATTCGCCGCTATATTCTTTTACTTTTGTATATATATATTATATACTATATACACGCGCACGCGATACACGCGTGCGCGCAGGGGTTAAAGAGTTTAGTATAGCAGGTTAGAATACTACTCTCTACTTGCCTATCTTATCAACTAAACAATGATATAGCACGTTAATATGCTCATGGTTATAGTTTTTTATAAATATCATCTAGCTTGAAGTAGCTACATGCTAAACCAGCAAGTATCCACAGTAGCAGAATAACAGTCATCTATCCTCCAGGTTATAAGTTAAATAAAAAAGAATTCTTTTTAGTATATTCTTATGGGTATGACCCTTTAAAGCTGAGGTAGGGGTGAGAGTATAAAAATGTCTATGATAATTTACAGTAAATTTATTCATATTCTCTCATATACTCTTCATTAATCTCTTTATCAGTTTTTCTTTCCAGTCTACTTCGATATTCAGCTATCTCACCTGCTAGGTGATTTTCTTCAGTACTAACTAACCTATCAATTTTCTCTTGCTTAGTTAACTCCTTCACTTAACCTCCCTGAAGAACTTCTTCAGTAGTTCCTGCAACTCAGTTGCACAGTTATAGCAGAGATCTGCATCATACCCGTTATGTCGGCATTCGTCTGCTGTTATAAACTTAAGATCGTAAACATCGCAGGTATCAAACTCCCCACATCGATCACACTTAATCGCTTTACTCATTTTTTCGCCATTTTATATATGGATTTACAGGTGTTGCAACGCCAAGTCTCTTTCACTCTCCGTGTGAATAAGCAACCGGGTGAAATCATCTCAACTGATTCAAGTTTTAACATCTTTGATTTTTTAAACTTTCCATGGCAGACATCACATTTCTTCTTCATCCTTTCCCTCCTCATCCACAAGCCGTTGCATCAGCATCCTGACAGTCGCAGCATAGTTCCTGCTGGTTTCGTTACAGTAAGCGGTAAAATCCCGATAAAGTTTGTGGTGCTTGGGTTGACCTCTGAATGGGATATGAAGATCCCTGATTGGTATCTTTTTCATGATATATACTCCGCAAAATTGATAGCTGCTTGCTTCGCTTGATTTAGACCTGTTATCTTAATCGAACCCCTGAGTCGGAATGGTACTTTTTCACACTCAATGAGAAACCCACATTTGTCTCTTTCTCCTGTTCCCCCTTCAGGATACCAGTTCTCTTCAAAGAGCATGTCGTTGTACCCGAAACCTTGGATTGCTCGATGACTCCACCCATACCACTTTTCTTCTTTAGCACAGAAACCAATGGAGCAAACATATGAAGATACATCTTTCTTTATCGGGGATATTCCGTGTTTTACTATTAACTTATAAGCCCACTTTGAGTCACCTATGTAATGTCCGTAAAGATTATAAGCCCCTTTTTTTGTTAGTAGAGCGTGCCCTTCCGGTTTGTCTTTAAAGTGTGATAGCCAATATTCATCTCGAATAGTATATCCAGCTTTGTAATGCCTCTCACGAACAACTCGGTTGCCTTCCTTCTTGTTTAGAATGATCTCGTTCATTTTCTTTTTCCCTTTCTTGAACCGCTGTTTTTGATCTACTTTAATTATGGATTATGTTAATCTGTGTTAATATACGGTAAGTCTTCTGATAATGCAAATCTTTTCTTGTTATTTTTTATTTGCTTTTTAGTTTTCTGCGTATTATATTTCCTCCGAACCGTTGAAAGGTAGAGAATGTATGAAGTCACAATCAATAGATGGAAACCTGACGAAAATGGTAAGCGGATTTACTACAGAGAAACATTCGCCTATTACGAATCTGCTGATGAAGCTGATAAAAACGGTGTCCCTTATCACCAAGACTGGAAAGAAGCCTATATTCTTAATGAACTTAAGAGTGGCGACTACGTTCTTACCGAAGAAGGTCATGTTATACCTACAATCGAAGTTAAGTACGGTTCGTTCCCGCTTGTTAGAACGCCGACTGGATCGTTTAATCCAGACAATAAATATGGACTTACGTATAAAGAATCTAAGGATAGACGTGCCTTTGAAAAGCGGAGCGACGAGGGTGCCCGGGAAGATAATCCAGGTCTTTGCAGGGCTGCGTGGCATTTTGCCAGATATGGCGATCCGACTAAGGCTTATCTCTTTGCGTATTGCAATACACACTGGATTAGCAAGATGTCGAAGGAACAGATTGAGAAACGTGCTGGATACATGTGTCGGCGAGTGCGATTTGCGAGGTTATACATGGTTGAGCTGAGTAAACACTTTGAAGAAGCTGGCGTAACCCCGGCACAACTGCTTAAGAATATTAGAGATAGAGTTATAAACCCTAAAGAGAAGTATGAGAATGTAGAGAAGGGAACGAAACTTCTCTTGGCGTTACACCCTGACTTTAGGGAACAAGTTATCCCGATGATAGTTATAGGGGGTAAGGGACAACTACAGTTAACTGACCCTAACCCTGCGGAAGATGTAGAATATACTGAAATTGAAGAAGAAGGAGAGGTTAATCCAGGGCAACATATTGAACCTAAGAAAAATGATGAAAACAAAAAGACAAAAACAGTGGATGCAGTGGTATCTGACGACTTATCTTCAGAGCCGGTATTGGAGGGAAAAGCGTGAGGAGATTCTTGATTTCTTCGGTCATAAATGCACTGAATGCGGCATCACATTTAGTCTCTGTGTTCACCACCTTAACTACAAGAATCTGTGGAGAGAAGAACCACACAAGGATGTCACTGTCTTATGCAACGGCCATCACAAAGAAGCTGAAGGAATTGAACATGACGAATTTGAAGTGGAGTTGGTAGCATGAGGAAACTAAGACCAATAGGCACAATATTTACTCAAGAGTTTCCTCCGAATATCACAAGTACACGAAGTCGGAGCCGCGTTACAACCTATAAAGTTATAGCGCATAGGAAAGTTGCGTTTACGCCTGACACGGTAGACGGCATGGCTGAGGAATTACTGCCGATTAAAATCGAATACAGCGATGGAGAAGTGGTAGAATGAAACGAATTCTCATAGCCATCATATCAGATCGTTTCCCCTATCCTGAGTTCGTTAGGGGTTTATTCCGAAACATCGTGATGGATGTTTTTGAGTTGGCCCACAGAGGATACCGACTTGATTACGTTGATATTATAAATAAACCGAGGGACGCTGCACGTGAACTTTCTGTTGAAACGTTTAAACACCAGTGTAGTGATCCTGACGATAGAATCTTATTCCTCGATACAGACATGATCCATCCCGATCACGCCATACTCCGCTTGCTTGACAGAGACAAGCCCGTTGTAGGCGGTTTTTACGTTAAGAGAGACCAACCTGATTTCCCCCTTGTAGGCAAGTTCTCTCACCACAACGAAGCTGGTGCAGCATGGTTTACCCCGATGATGGATGTTGAACTGAATCAGCTTTACAAATGCGATGTAACCGGTGCAGGTTGTTTGATGATTAAACGGTCTGTATTCGACCTTCTTGAACCGCCGTATTTTCACCACAACCCCCCGTACGATCGCGCTTCCGAAGAGATGGCTTTCTTTGAGGCATGTCGGACGAAGAAGATTGATGTCTATGTGGATACTTCCGTGGATTGTCCTCATGCTCATACGAGTTTCGTAGATTTCGTTAACTTCGATATGCTTAGGAAATCCAAGGGTAAGACGTTTTGGATTGAGAAGGATCGGGATAATGGCGATGAGAAACCTAAGATGGAGATAGTTAAAGATGCTTCATAAAGTTGATATTCCTGAAACTTACTTATTGATTATAGCGGTACATGGTAAAATGGGAGATGGGGAATTGCCTGATTTCATGAGAATGTGGGCGCAAAAAGAATGTCGAAATCTTGGAATATCTGAAAAGGTTAGTAAATTGCAGAATGAAAAAATGATAGAATTAAAAAATAGATTAAGCAAAGTCATTGGATCTGAAAATGTTAATAAGATTGAAGTTGAATGTAAAAAAGCTGGAAAATATTTAAAAAATACTTCTTAATTCGGAGATAGTTTAATGATTAAAGTTGAATTACAAGGCATGGCTCTAAAGCATAGTACAATTAAATTGTTAAATAGTTGGTATAAAGATAATTCTGGTTATGATGAGGAGAATTGGCCTAAGATAAAAAAAGTTATTGAGGAGAACCGATCTTCCTATAGGAGAAAATTCAATGATTAAAGTTAAACTATGCGACATGGCTCTGAAGGCCACGAGTTTTGAGATCGATGATTTACTCGGCAAGGTAGGTGAGGTTGTTGAACGTGTAGCTGATGGTAACTGGATCGTTTCATTTGGACATCATCGTGTCTATGCTCTCCCTGAACATTATCTCGGCGAGACTGTGCTTAAGATAGTTTATGACGATACTCATGGCACACCGCCTGAACCTGAAGTTGTTAAGAAGTCTAATGCGAAGAAAGTAGCTACTGCGAAACGTAAAGAAACTATGAAGAAGAAAGTTGCGGCAGAGAAGGTTGCTGTGGAATCTAAAGTTACTCTACCTGTAAAAAAGAGGACTGATGGAAGTCTTAACCTCAAGTAGAACCCATACGAAGCATGATGATATGGTGAAGATGTATCAAGATCCTGCATACTTTGATATAAACATCTTGCCTAATCATTTCTGGAAACCTCTTGCTGAAGTTCATTTCAGAATGCAGAGGGCTATCCATTCCACTGTTCCGTTCGTGAACATTATCGTCCCTCGTGAATTTGGCAAGACTACCGTAGTTAATTGTGGGTTCCCACTTTACAATATCTGCTTCGGTCTTGAGAGATTTATTGTTATGTGTTCTGAGACTGCTACCGAGGCGGAGTCCAATCTCCGGACTGTTAAGTATGAACTCGTTACGAATGATCGGATTAAGCATTATTGGGGTGATCTTAAAGTTGATCGGGTTAAGGATGAGTTTGGAAAGTGGAATGAAAAATACGCTAAGACGAGTACTGGGATCTACTTGGCGGCGAAGGGTGCCGGATCGCAGATTCGAGGCATTAAGGCGATAAACGTCCGGCCTACATTGATCATAGTCGATGATCCGCAGGGAATCCGCACTATTCTTACCGAGCAGACTCTTAACAAGATGGATACTTGGCTTGAGAATGAAGTTATATTCGCCAGAGCGACTAAGTATCAACGTAAGGTTGGCGGTAAGACTAAGACTTTTCATGGCAAGGTTAGATTACTCGGGACGGTTGTTCATCATGAGTGTTTGGTTAATCGTAAGCGTAAGGATAGTCGATTTACGACTGTGTTTATGCAAGCGATTGAGCATGATAAGGATGGTAATCGAATCAGTTTATGGCCTGAGATGTTCTCTCTTAACTCTCTCGATAAACAGCGGGCTGAGTATAAGGCTAATGGTAAAGAGAAAGTGTGGATGCAGGAGAAGATGAATGTGCCGATGTCGGAGGAGGATAAACCGTTTGATAAGAATAGGATTAAGTACTGGGATAATGTTGTTGATGGCGGTAATTCCTATTTCGATATCTACCATGGCGTTCCCGTTCTAACGTTTAGTAACCCATGTGTAGGATTAACTGAAGGGATGGATAGTGTCTGATAAAATAGTTCAAGGCGGAAAGAAAGGTCGGAAGATCGGAAGGAATAAAGTTGAGTGTAAGCGTTATCGTGATGAAGATAGGCGTGAGAAGAATAAACAGAGACGTGCTGAGTTTAGAAAACTTAGACTAGAAAAAGGTAAGTTGAAAAAGGAACTTAAAAGTGTATAGACTTCCCGTATATACCTTCACCGCTATGGATATTGCAACCACTGATGCGAAGATTCCGGATTATACGGTTATTATAACCGGAGCTACTGACTATAGAAATAACTTGATGGTGCTTGAGATTTGGAAACAGAAAGGGAGCAATCCGATTAATCGTATGAAAGAAGTGACGAGACAGGTTTTGCATTATCAATCAAGAGTGCTTGGCATAGAGGAAAATAGGGCTGAGGACTTTATCGACATGTACGAATGGCTTCTTGATCGTGGTGAGTGGGCTCAGGAATTTGGCGAGATAAGCAGAAGTATCGTTAATAGAATTCAGAGACTTCCGCATTACACACAATCCAAGAGGGATAGGATTATTGATAGATTGCAGCCAATTATCAATGCTCACTCTCTATGGCTAACTAAGGATTTATCCTGGCTTGCCGACAATCTTGATATTTATCCACAGATTGAATATGATGATGATATTGATGCTCTTGAGATGTTACGATATATCGCCCGACCGCCTTCTGAAGATTTGAATATTAGCGGTTACGAGGAGGAAAATTCCTTAACTGTGCTTGAGTATAACCCAATAACGATGTGTTGGAATTAGTTATGAGTAATTTTATTAAACAAGAACCAAAACGACTTGAACGAGAAACCAAGATGAAGTTATACGATTGGGGGTTTATTCATATATTCGAATATGCCTTAGTTATGTTAGGAAGAGATGTTATTAATCGAAATGGTTGGAAATTTAAAATGATAGATCGTGATAATAAAATATATAAGCTATGGAATTATGGCAACTAAGTCTCAAATAGAAATAGCTAAGAAGAACTTCCAGCTTTGGGATGATATAGCTAAGTCTCAGAATCGCAGGACGTTTATTCAGCGTTGGAGGAAGGGTGAGTCGTTCAGATTGGGTGAACAATGGACTGAGAAGGAAAGCACTGATCTCAAACAGAACGGCATGGTCGATTATGTGATCAACCGCCTTCGTCCTGCTTACAGGCATGAGAAAGCTATGATCATGTCTAAGCGTCCGACTATCAAACTGACCGGAGTTCGGAGTAAGCACACTGGTGCAGCTACGGAGATGCAGAGACTTATAAATTATATTTGGGAAATATCGAGTGGTTTACATCAGTCTCAGAGGATGCTTGATTACTACTTCGATGGTGGACTTGGCATCCTTGGTATTTTTCCTGACTTAGAGGCTGATTACGGTAGGGGTGAGTTGAAGATCGAGGAGGTTGCCCCTGACTTTCTTTATATTCCCAACTATGCACGTAAATTACAATTTGATGATGCAATTCACATGTTCTACGCTCGGCCAATCTCTATTGATGATGCGTTGGAGAAGTATGGTCATATACGTGGCATAACCGAAGAAGCTCTCAAAGCTCAGGCTCAGACTGCGACCGAGTGGTTCAATGATACTGAAGTATTATTAGGCCCTGAGCGCGATGCGATTAGCCGCGATCTCCGCGATATATGGGGTATTGATGAGCAGACTTTATTGGTAATGGTTCTTGAGAAAACTACTAAGTTCAAAGCACCGAGAGAGTTGGTCAAGGTGAGGAATAATGAAACAGGAAGTATCGACATCTTCATCATTGAATCCGGCACTAATATGGATGAGTTCTTAGCATCTAAGGGAATTACCGATTTTAAAGTAAGTGATAGTGAGGAAACCAGCGTGACAAGGATTCGCAAAGAGGTAACGATCTCTGAAAGTATCTTCGTTGATACTGAAACACTTCCTATCTCTACCCATCCTTACGGATTTTGCGTTGGAGAAGATACACGGAACCCATATCCTGTAGGCGATGTTCATTTCAACATTGGGCAGCAGAAACTTGTGAATCACTTACACAGCCTGATCTTGTTTATAGGTCAGACTATGGGAGTGCCCCATATTATCGCTAAAGCGTCTGCGTTTAAGGATAAGAATCATAAATCAGAGATTCAGAAGAATTGGGCGATCCCTGGCTATATCGCCGAGTTTGATGTTAAGACTAACGAAGCTCTCAGTAATGCGATTAGCGTTATTCCCGGACTTCAACCTTCAGGTATCTTTATGGACTTGCTTTCACTTAATATGGGGCATATCGACCACTCAACGGTTAACCCGCTGGCTATGGGAGATCCTACCAACGCTCCTGTTACAGACCGGGCTACAGAACGGATTGGACAGTGGGCTGATATGGTTGTTCAGCTCCCACTTATAAGCATGGCTGGCTGTTTCACCCGCGTGTTCAATGTCCTTGCTGAGTGGATGCCTAACTTCTACACCATTGGTAAACTGTTCGAGTATATCGAAGGTGAGAAGTTGGAAGAAGGATCGATCAATATGAGTCAACTTGAGTCCGAGGATATGCTTAACGATATAACGAACCTTGAGGCAAAGGTTCATGTTACGGTCGGTTCGCACATGAGCACGTCACGTATTTCCGACCAACTTGCCTATAAAGAACTTGCCGGTATTCATCCTACATTTATGAAACTCTTCGTCCGTGGGATTGACAATATGGACGAAGATGAGAAGAAGGAGGCGTTGGAAGAGATCGATCTTGTTCCTAAACTTGAACAGCAGATTCAGCAGATGACTGAGTATGTTGAGCAGTTGGAAGAAGCTATCGGCAAGGTTGACACTGATAGATTGCAAGCAGAAGAAAGAATTAAGATAGAACAGTTACGAGGAAACTTGAAAGTTGTATTAGCTCTGGCGAGGGAACAGGCTAAGAAGAATAAAGAAACTAAGGAGAAGAAGTAATGCAGGTAGAAGAGAATCATCTTATTAGTGGTGATTTATTAA